TCACTTTCGGTTGATCCCGTAAGCCTCTCCGTCACCAGCGGTAACCGGCTGCGCACTCAACGTGGCAGCCGGTGCCGCGTCGAAAGCAGCTACTGGGCCTCGCAGCAGCTGCTCTAGAGGCACGTCCAGAAGCTCGGCGAACCTCGCCAGGTCCATGGTGTCGAACGGGGTCTCGCCGTTGAGACGGCGATGCACGTACGTGTGTGAGACCCCGAGCGTCTTGGCGGCGGCCCGGCCGCGAATGCGCCGGCGCGCCATCAGCGCTCGGACCTCTTCGGCCACCTGGTCCCGGAAGAACTGGGCGCTGGCCTCGGCCGCCGTGGGGTCCGCTGCGGTTGGCACCGAGCGAATGGCGGCGCCGTGGGTCGAGGTCATGCCAATCAGAGTAAGGCAATCACGCTCACCGCAGCAACTGGCGATTCTGGGATACCACGACACGCTGAACGCAACACTGTCAGCTTGACAGAAACGGCACGCTCAGCGCTACAGTGCCGCACATGAGCACCAACGGCACCGTTAGTACAGCACAGAGCGTGGGCCGTCAGGTCCGCGCCGTGCTTGCCGAGCAGGGCCGAGCTCAGGCCGAGCTCGCGCCAGTCCTGAGTATGACCACGGCAGCGCTGTCCCGGCGGCTGCTGGGTCAGGTGGCCTTCCGGGTGGATGAGATCGCCCGGGTCGCCGAGTACCTGCAAGTCCCCGTAGCCCGCCTCTTCTTCGTGCCTCAACAGCACGTGGCCGACCGCTCGCACCCACACCCGCGCGAGGCGGAGTCCGCCGACGAGGAGGGCCACCCGGCTGCTAGCCGAGGTGCAGCGTGAGCCGGTGGCACCGCGAGCGGGCGGAGGAGCTGCTGGAGCAGCTGGGCGGCGGCGACCCGGGTCTGGTCCGGGCCGTCGTGGCTCTGGGACACGCCACGATCGCTCTGGTCGACGCGTTCACCGACCTGGGTGCAGCGCTGGAACCGCCACCGGTCGTGGTCCAGGAGCTCCCCGAGCCGGGCCTGACTGCGGTCCCCTGCACCGGCCCCGGGCCTTGGCCCGCTTCGATCCCGGACGACTCCGGTCCGGACAGAGTTCCGGGCGGCCGCGTAGTCCCGCTGCACCCGGATCCGCCGGGCAGCGATCTGCCACAGCTCGGTGAAGGCGCGCCGTCCGTGCTGCAGCAGATCCTGAGCGCCCACCGGCGTCGGCGGGGCGAGGTGTCGCCGCGATGAAGACCGGACCCGCCCCCCGGGACAGACGTCACGTTCTTGCACACGGTCTGCCCGCACTGTGGGAGGCACCAGGACGCGCACTCCGCCGCCGGCGGCACGACCGGGGCCCCGCACGAGGGGGCTATCGGACTGTGCTGGCGCTGCGGCAGCCCGGCCATGTTCGTGATGAGCCCACTCGAGCGCTCGAGGCGATGCGGTCAGCCCCGACTCCGACCGTCGCGGCGGCCCGTTCGAACGCGGCGGCCGCCGAGGGAGACCAGTGATGGTGCGCAAGGTCCAGATCCGATCCGGACCGGGCCGACATGACCGGCAGCTGCTCATCGACGGACTCGACATCGCCGACTCGGTGTATCGCCTCGAGTACCGAACCGACCCCGACGAAGTCGACCAGCTGCTCGTCGACCTCCTCCTGCTGGAGACCGATATCGAGGGAGAGGCCGTGGTCGAGATCCCGGAGTCGACACACCGTGCGCTGGTCGGACTCGGCTGGACACCGCCACCGGCCGATGGGAGCGGCGGGTGAACATCCGCGAGGGGAACACGGTGAACACGCTGCTGCAATGGCTCCTGGGCGTGCCCCGGGCCGGCGAGGAGCCGGTCAGCGAGGAGCAGGCCCGGGAGGCTGCCGCGTTCCTGGCTGCCCGGGCAGACACCGTGCTGGGCGCTGGGCTGACCGCCGCCGACGTCGACCGGCACTGGCCGGGCCGCAGCGAGCTGGTAACGCCGTTAACACCAGCGGTGGCGCCAGCCGGCGAAGACCGCCTGTCGATCGTGTGCCCCCGCTGCACGCGGCGCAGCTACCACCCCGAGGACGTGGCGAACCGCTATTGCGGCGCCTGCAACCAGTTCCACGACGTCATGGAGATCGGCGACCAGCTCAGCGCGCTCCGGAACTCGCTGGCCGCCGCCGGACTGAGCATCGAACCCGCCGCGCCGGTCGGGCGCCCGGGCCGAGGGGAGGGCTCGTGAAGTTCCGCAAGAAGCCCGTCGAGATCGAGGCGGAGCAGTGGTGGAAGCACGGCGATTACTCCGAGCGCGGGGTAGTTGGCCTCTACCGGCACCCTCCGGTGGATCCGGCCACCGGCGAGGTCAGCGCGGGCGACAGCGCCATCCTGATGGGACGGCTTCGCCACTGCGAGACCCCGGAACGGTTTCGGCGACCGACGTGCGAGCACCTGATGCACGACCACGGCTGGATCGACACGCTCGAGGGCGGGCACGTCGTCTGCCCCGGCGACTGGATCATCACCGGGGTGCAGGGCGAGCGGTACCCCTGCAAGCCGGACATCTTCGCCGCCACCTACGACGAGGTGCCGGCCGCCGACGCCGGGGACCAGGCCGCCGGCGGCGCACAGCCTGGGCGTGATCGGAACCAGTCGCGCTGGTCGACCCGCTACTACCGCACCGACTGCCCGGACTACCACGACGGCGCGCAGATGGTGTTCGCCACGCACGGCCCGGACGATCGCGCCGACCCCGGCCCGGACAAGCGCATCCAGTGCTGGATCACGGGCCATGGAGAGCACGCGGCGCTGCGGATCTCCCCGTCCGAGTTCGAGGCCGTCGGCAAGGACGAAGACGGTGAGGACACGTGAGCGGCGAGGTGCAGGCTCCGGTGCGGGACTTAACGCTGCCGGAGCGGATGCGCCGGCTACCCACCGACAAGCACGGCCGGCCCATCCCGTGGTTCGTGCACATCGACGCCGCCGGCGTCCCGGACTTCCGGGTCATCCGCCGCGATGGAATCCCGGACGCCTACCGGTTCGCGTGGTGCTGGGTGTGCGGGCAGCCGCGCGGCCAGCACGCCGCGTTCGTGATCGGGCCGATGTGCGCGGTGAACCGCGTCTCCGCCGAGCCGCCCAGCCACCTCGACTGCGCGCTCTACTCGGCCCGGGCGTGCCCGTTCCTGTCGACCCCGAACATGGTCCGCCGCGAGCGCGGCCTGGACCTGATCGAGGGCGGCATCCGGGACCCCGCCGGGAAGATGATCCCCCGCAATCCCGGAGTCGCGGTGGTGTGGTCCGCCAAGACGTGGAAGCCGTTCGCCGCCCCGGGCGGTGCGCTGTTCAACGTCGGCGAGCCCACCCAGATCACCTGGTGGGCCCACGGCCGGCCGGCCACCCGTGACGAGGTGCTCGCCTCGATCGACAGCGGACTGCCGCTGCTGCAGCAGGAAGCCGCCCGGCAGGGCAAGCCGGCGCTCGACCAGCTCGACCGCGAGCACCAGCGGGCGCTGCGACTGCTCCCGCCCCCGGCGGTGGCCACCGGCGGTGATGTCCGGTGAAGGCCCGGCCCACCCGCACCGAGGCGCTCGAGCAGCTCGACGAGCTGTACGACTCGGTGCCCGGGATCGTGTGCCGAGGCCTCTGCCACGACTCCTGCACCGTCATCGACGCCTCCGAGCTCGAGCGGGAACGGCTGCGGGCGCGCGGGGTGGAGCTGCCCGACCGGGGCGAGCAGATGGCGCTCCGGGGCCGGGTGGCCGCCGGTGAGCGGGTGCGGTGCCCAGCGCTGTCCGGGCTGAACACCTGCCGGGTCTACGAAGTGCGGCCGCTGATCTGCCGGGTGTTCGGGGTGACGCAGAGCCTGCGCTGCGAGCACGGCTGTGTCCCGGAGGCCCTCATCTCGGACCGGGACGTGGCGGAGCGGCTCATGGGCATCGAGGTGGTGTCGGAGGCGGTGACCGGGGTCAGCCGGATCCCGTCCGCCCCCGGTGTTAACGGCGTTACCAGCGGGCTGTGGCGGGACAGGCGGCCGGCGAGCGGCGGGCGCGGAGGGACGTCGAGGTGAACACCGAGGAGCGGGTGATCACGACCGCCGAGCTGCTGGCCGGGGAGCCCGAGCTGGGCACCCGGGTGTACCGGATGCCGCCCGGGGAGCTGGTGCTGGGCCGCAACGTGCGCGTCGACGTCACCCCGGATCCGGAGATGTCCGCCTCGATCCGCGCCCGGGGGGTGCTGCAGCCCATCGTCGCCTACCTGCACGACGGGCGGGTTCAGGTGCACATGGGGCAGCGGCGCGCCTACTTCGCCGCCGCCGAAGGGCTGCCGTGGGTGCCGGTGATGCTCACCGTGCCGCCGGAGGACGAGAGCCGGCTGTTCGACCAGCTGGTGGAGAACGCGCACCGGGCCCCGAACACCACCGCCGACCGGGCCATCGCGGTGCAACAGCTGGCGCTGATCGGGATCCCCGCAGGCGAGATCGTGCGACGCTCTGCGCTGCGCCGCGGCGACGTCGACGCGGCTCTGGCGGTCGCGGCCAGCGCCACCGCCCGCGCGGTGACCGTCACCCACCCTGATCTGAACCTGGCGCAGGCCGCCGCGATCGCCGAGTTCGATGACGAGCCCGACGTCGTCGAGGAGCTGACTGCAGCCGCCGGCCGGGGCCTGTTCGACCACGCGGTGCAGCGGGCCCGCGACGACCGCCTGTCGGCCGCCGCGCGGGCCCGGGTCGCCGCTGAGCTCGCCGCCGCCGGAGTCACCGCGCTCGAGCGGGTGGACTGGTCGAGCACCAGCACGCTGCAGTCCCTCGGGATCACGCCGGCCAAGCACCGGGACTGCCCCGGGCACGCCGCGTACCTCAGCCAGGGCAACAGCTACGTCCACGGCCGCACTGAGTGGACGTGGCGGGCCGAGTACGTGTGCACCCAGCGCCGGGTGCACGCGGGTGGGGCGTCGGGCACCCTCGACGCGGAAGCGGCCCGCCAGGACCGCGCCGACGTGATCGCCGGCAACCGGGCATGGCGGGCGGCCGAGCAGGTGCGGCGGCGCTGGCTGGCTGAGTTCGCCCGCCGCACCCGGCCGCCCGCCGGCGCCGAGCAGTTCATCGCGGCCGCGCTGCTGCGCCGCGACGACTGCCTGCGCCGTGCCATCGAGAACCACCACGAGCTGCTGCGGCATCTCCTTGAGCCCGACGAAGCCGGGCCCACGACCCGGATCGACGAGCAGCTGCAGGGCTTCCTGAGCCCGGGCGCCAGCTCGAAGCGGGCCCTGGTGCTCGCGGCCGCGACCCTGCTGGCCGCGTGGGAGAACACCACCGACGTGCACTGCTGGCGATCGCCAACCGGTGGGCACCGGGGCGTGGACCGGTTCTACCTCGGCCAGCTGGCCGCGTGGGGCTACGAGCTCTCCGACATCGAACGGTGCGTCACCGACCCGGAGGCGGCCACCCGGGGAGCGACCAGCTAATGGGCACGAACTACTACTGGCGGCACAACATCTGCTCGGACTGCGGCCGCTACGACGAGCTGCACATCTGCAAGAGCCTGATCTCCTTCCAGGGCCACTTCGCCGAGGCCGAGTGGGACAACGTGGCCAAGCTGTACGCACCTCCGGCACTGATCGTTGCCTCCTGGGCCGGCTGGAAGGACCTGATCCGGGACGGCGGCGAGGTCTGGGACGAGTACGGCCACCGCCAGGTCCCCGAGGACTTCATCGCGCGCGTCGAGGCGACCGACCCGGTCTCCCGGCGCCGGCAGTACGACTGGTGCGTCGGCCACCCGGAGGACGTCCCGCCACGCCGAATCGATCGGGTCGGGCCGCGCGGCGAATGGCTCGACGCCGACGGGTTCAGCTTCTACGGCGGTGACTTCTCGTGATCAGCCCTCAGGCCCTCGCCGAGGTGATGCTCACCATCAGCGTCGACCGGTACGTGGTGTTGGTGCGTGACCCGGACGGCGACCCGGCGCTGCGCGCCTACGGCCCGCTGGACGGGGCCGGCGCAGCGATCGAGGCCGATGCGTGGGTCCGAACCTACGCCGAGATGGGTGCGCACGCCGAGGTGTCGATCGTGCAGTGCGAGCAGGTGACCGTCTGATGTTCGAGCACTCGGGCCCGGGCCCGTGGTGGGAGCCTCGCCGGCCAGGCGAGGACACCGCGCTGTACCTGGGCCGGGTCCTCGACGAGCTCGGTGCTGGCCAGCTGGCCCGGCGGGCCCGAGCCCGGTACTACGACGACTACCGCTGCCCGCCGGACCTCGACGACGGCCTGAACACCCTGAGGTTGGCACGGGACCTGACGAGCTGGGCGTTCTGCGCGGTGCCTGGCGACGACGCGGCCACCCGCGACCGCGTCGACGCGGTGCTGGCGGCCGTGGGGGCTGGCGAGTTCGACGGCACCCGCGAGGAGGCCGGCGCCTGGCTGGACAGCGCGGAAGGCCAGGCGACGCTGCGCGAGCTCGACCTGGCCGCCGCCCGGGCAGTCGCCGGCGTCCGCACCGTGTACTGGCCCGCCGCCGGGGTGGCGGGCCCGCCTGATGACCAGCCGGAGACGGCGAGAGGAGAGCAACGGTGACCACCGAAAACCTCGACGGTGCCGTGTACGACGGGCGGGCCGGCCGGAGCCGGGCCGAGCACCTGGAGTGGTGCCGGGAGCGGGCGCTGGCCGAGCTCGACGTCGGCCCGCGCGGTGTCGTCACGGCGATCGCGTCGATCCAGTCGGACCTTCGCAAGCACCCCGACACCCGCGACCACGGGGCGATCCTGCTGGCCGCGATGATGCAGGTCGCCGGGCAGCTGGAGAACTCGCGGCAGGTGCGGGAGTTCCTCGAGGGGATCCGCTGATGCCGGTCGTGCTCAACTACACGACCTCTGTGCCGGTGATCAAGACGGTGGCGGAGATGCAGGCCATGCTGGGCGAGTACGGCGCGAGCGCGGTCGTCGTCAAGTACGGCGCGGACCGCAACCCCGTCGGCCTGGCGTTCAGCCTGCCCACCGCCGGCGGGGACCGGGCGTTCACGCTGCCCGTCGACGTCGACGCGGTGTACAAGCTGCTCAACAGCCGCGAGACCGAGCAGGTCTACCGGCGCCGGCACGGCCGGCCGCTGCGCCCCAACCACCGCGACCGCGAGCACGCAGCGAGGGTGGCGTGGCGGACCGCGCAGGACTGGCTGGAGTCGCAGCTGGCGATGGTGGCCGCGCACATGGCCACCCTGGACCAGCTGATGCTGCCCCACCTGCACGTCGACGCCGCCGGCACCACGCTCTACCAGGCCTACGTAGCCAACGACCAGCGCGCGCTGACCGCTGGCGGTGTGTCGTGAACGGGGCAGGACGGCCGCCCGGGCCGGTGGGCCAGGCCCGGGAGCAGCAGGTGGGCGCGCCCATGCCCGCCGGCGTCGGCCCGAAGGACCTGCTGCGGGTGTGGGAAGTGGCGCTGTGGCTGCAGGTGTCGAAGATGACCGTCTACCGCATGATCCACGACGGGGAGCTGCCGGCCGCGCGGGTGGGCAAGCGCAACCTGCGGGTCCCGAGGGCGGCCGTCCTGGCGCTGCTGCCCGGAGCTGAGCAGTGACCGTGCTCGCGGCGGCCCCGCGCCGCCGGCGGGAACGGATCCAGTGCTCGGACGGGCGCACCGTGGTGATGGTGAAGCCGCCGCGCGCGGACATCCTCTTCTACCCGGCGTGGCAGCTGACCACCGTGCTGGTCCGGCGCACCCACCAACTCGAGCTGGCCCGGGGGCTGGCCGAGCAGCGTTGGGCGCAGCTGGCCACCGAGGAGCCGCTGCGGCGCCACCGCGTCGGGTGGTGGCGCACCACCGGGGTGGCGGCCGGGCCGTGCGTCGACCAGGCCGAGGACCACCACGGTCGCACCGTGGCCTGGTGCCCTGACACCGCGCCGGGTGCCGGCGCGGGGATCGAGTTCCGCCCATGACCGCGTCGACGGGTGCGTCGCGTGGGCGGTGGCCGCCGCCGCGCGGGCCGGCGCGGCTGCGTCCCGGGGCGCGGGTGCACATCGGCGGCGGGCACCCGTGGGCCGGGCACGCCGGGGTGATCGTGGGGGAGTGGCCGCCACGCGGCGGCAGCTTCGACTGGGAGGTCGAGGTCGACGGCACGTACGGCACCCGCTGCGCCGCCGACTCCGGGGATCTGCGGGCCGCCGGAGGTGAGTGGTGAGCGGCGTCCCGTAGAGCGGCCGGCGCACGCGACAGCGCGGCCGCGCCGAGCAGCTCATACCCAGAAATGACGACGCGGGCCCGACCCGCGTGACCTACCGCGCGGCGAAGTACATCGGCGCGCGCTGATCTATGCACGACTCGCGTCACTCGAACAGGTGACATCACGGACTGTAGAGCACCGGATGGGGGCTGGGCTAGTGGGACGGCACACAGCAGGACGCGTGGTGGGCGCGCCGATCTGGAGCGGGCCCGCGCTCGGGCCCGCCCGCACGCGAGCACGCATCCGGATCCGGGGGAAGCTGTCACGCGCCGCGACCATGGTCGCGGCCGTGGCCACCGTGGTGATGCTGGTCTGCGCGGCCGCGATCGTGCCGGCACTGGCGGTGCGGCCGTGACCGCGCCGGCCCAGGGGTTCCCGGACCGGCTCGAGCAGCTGCGCACCGAGCACCAGCTGCGGCCGCTGCTGGGCCCGCCCGCGCGCCGTGCTGACCGGTGGCTGCTGCACCCCGGCTCCTACCCGCTGCGCGACGTCGAGGCGCTGCTGGACTGGGCGCAGCTGCTCGAGCCCGGGTGGATCGTGCTCGCCCAGCCCATGCCTGGCGCCGGGCAGGTGCGGATCACGGTGACGGGCACCCTGCTCGACGAGCCGGTCGACGTTGTCGGCTACACCCGCTACGACGTGTTCCGGGACGACCCCGCCGACGACTCCTGCCACGTCGACCCGGCCGAGCTCGTGGCGGTGGCGTCCGCTGAGGCCCGCGAGTGGGCACCCGTCCAGGACACCCCCGCACCGGATCCGGACGTCGACGAGCTCGTGGCGGCCGGCGGGCCGGCGTGGACGCCGCCGGTGCTCGCTATCCCACCCGAGCGACCAGGCGGGTGGCGGCGGTGGTTCGCCCCGGTCACCGATGCCCGCGCGCCGCAGCCCGAGCTGCACGGCTGGCCCACCGGCTGACGTCAACCCCGGCACCCCCGCTCCCCACCTGCACCAAGGAGTTTCCCCGTGAGCCCTCCCCACCGACCTCAGCCCGCTCCGGACGTCGACCCGGACTCTCTGTGGGTGCGCACCGACCTGATGCCCACCGGCCAGTACGCGACCGTGGTCACCCTGGGCGGTGACCACGTCTGGCACCTCGACCGGGCGGCCGCGCTGGAGTACGCGGCGACGTGCGTCGCGATCGCGACCGCCGCCGAGCACGACACCGCCGTCATGCGGCTGCTGCTGAGCCTGGACCTGCCGCTGCCGGCGGCCGCGGAGGTCCTCGCGGGGCTGCGCTGGCACCGGTCGCCTCAGGTGGAGGTGCTGCGCGGGCTGCGGCTGATGGCCGGGGTCGCGTTCGACGGGGAGGACGCGGTCCCGCCGGTGCGGCCGTTCATCGAGACACACACCCCGATCAGCAAGGGCCAGATGGACACCCCCACCCTGCGCCGGCACGCCGGCGGGGTGCTGTCCTCCATCGCCGGTGTCGAGCTCGACACCACCTTGTTCGGGGTCCTGACCTCCGGCAGCCTAGGGCTGGAGCGGGCCCGGGCCCGGGCCGTCGTGGCCGGGCTGCGCGACCACTGGCCGGGTGGGCAGTCGCTGTGCGCATACTGACCAGCGCGCTGCTCGGGGTGCTGACCGACCTGGCCCACACCGCCGACCGCACCCCGGACGCCGGGCTGACCGGGTCGGTGCTGCTGCACACCGGACGCGGCCACCACGGCGGCGAGCCCGGGATCATGGAGCTGCTGGCCGGGGCTTCGACCGATCGGCGCGTCGCCGGGCACACCTATGCCCCCTGCTCCGGGCAGCTCACCCAGCCCACCTTGTGGTCGCTGCGCGACGTGAAGTCGGTGATCACCGTGTTCAAGGCCGCCCGGGGTCGGGACCCGCTGAACATCCACGCCGTGGAGATCGCCCGCTCGGACGGGGAGGTCACCATCCGGGAGGACCCGAATCTCATCGATGAGGGCGTCAGCCTGTCCTTCGGCGAGCTCGACCCGTTCGACTATCCGGCCCGCACCCTCTACGACGTCCTGGACACCCCACCCTGCCCGGACGTCGTCCTCGGCGTCGGCCGGCTGGCCGAGCTGTCGCTGCGGCCGCCGACACCGCGCACCGACCTGATCCCGTCCTCGCTGGTCCCGTTCACCCGGGTCGCGGTTCGGCGCGGCGAGCTGATCCGGCTCTACCGTCGCCACCAGCACCGCCCGCTGCTGATCCAGATCGGCGACACCTACCGGGGCCTGCTGCTGCCCTGGCGCCCGATCGAACGCGTCCTGGGCGACGAGGACCACCCCGACGCCGAGCTCCTCGCGCCGGATCTCTCCGACGAACGCTGGTGGCACCACCGCCACGCCGGCGGCGAACCCGCCGGCGAGTCGGCCGGAGAGCCGTGGGAGCAGCTGGCCATGTCCGACCTCGACCATCTGGATCGCGACCAGGGCGACGAGGACGACGACCTGCACGACGAGGAGGAGGACGGCCCGCCATGAAGCTGACCGTCGGCGTCGACGACGACGGCGCCACCATCACCGCCACCGCCCACGGCTACCACGGCGTCCCCGGACCTGACCAGCTCGGCCAGCTGCTCGCCGAGCTGGTCGTCACGGCGCTCACTGGCCCGCACAGCCCCGACACCTCGCCGGCGCAGCCGCGGCCGGTCGTCAACAGCGTCGGGCGGGCGGGCTGTCGGTGGGGTAGTAGTGCCGGCGACCCGGTTGCCCCCCAACTTTCTGCCGTCCCCGCGCGGGCGGCGGGAGCGGTCGACCCGATGATCGCCGAAGCGGTCGTCGCCGCGGACGCTCTCGCTGACGCCGGCCGGGACGAGCTCCGGCGCGCCGCGTACGCCATGTTCGACGCCGGCCGCACCGTCGCCCAGGTCGCGGTGAGCCTGCACCTGGACCGCGACACCGTGCGCGACTGGAAGCGGGGAGCCCGCCAGCCGTGACCAGCCCCGCGCCCATCGCCACCGCGGTGCGGGTCCTCACCCACCACCGCGCCACCCTCACCGAGCTGAGCACCGACCCGAACGACCGGTTCCGGCACGGTCTGCGGCGCGGCCTCGAGGCCCTGGGCCACCTCGACGAGGCGCTCGCCAAGCCGTTCGAGCCCGACCGGCTCGCCACCGACCTGCACCATCAGCGCGTACGGCTGGTCCAGCTGGCCGACGCCGAACGAGCGTGCCCGTGGTTCACCGCCGGTATCGCCTGGGGTCTCTACGCCCTCGAGCGCGTCGCCCGGGCCCTGCGCGGCATCACCGACCCCGGCCAGCTCGGCCTGACCACCCCGCCGGCGGCGCCTCTCCCGCCCCGACGAGCCCCACGGAGACGGAGCCCACATGACGCTGCTTAGCTCGAAGGTGCGCTGGCACTCCACCGACTACCGGGAACGCGATTCCACCCGGGCCCGGGTCCACCGGGGCTTCTGGCTGTATGCCCCTCGCCTGATCCCGCTGTGCCGGCTGCTCGGGCACCGGGTCGTGGTCGATGGCGTCGACATGTCCGGGCCCGGCACCCGGGCGAACCCGCGCCGGTCGCGATGGGCGTGCTGCGACCGCTGCGGTGTCCGGCTCGCGCAGCCCATCGACTCCGACCTGGAGATCGGCCAGCCATACACCGCACCGTTGCCGGTTGTCCCGCCGTCCGCCGACGACTTCCAGCGCGGAGTGCTCGGTGCCGAGCTCGTCGCACTCGGCGGCCACGGTGGCCTGTCGGTCGAGGTGAAGATCGGGAACCGGGGCAGCGAGCACACCCTGGCCGGGCACGTGCACCTGCACAAGCTCGGGGCGCTCTATCTGCACACCGAGCGATACGGGACATGGCTCCAGCGCCGCCTCAACCCGACCGGCTACGACTCCCGCGTCATCGGCGTCTCGGCCCACGACGGCCGCTTCCGCTGGCAGGTGTGGGCCCGCCGCAACGAGCACCGCCGCAGCGACCCCCGCTGGATGTACGGCTCGGTCCGGATCGACCCCCGGGACATCCTGCTCGGCGAGGCCCGCTACTCATACGACGACGTCGGTGACCCGGTCGTGGCGACCGTGCGGATGCCCCATGGCGACGACCACCAGGTCACCTTCCAGCTGCAGCGGCAGTCACACGGCCGCCCACAGTCCAAGCGGCGCGAGCTGTCCTGGACCGCGGACTGGTCGGCCCGCCCGGGCATCCCCACCGAGTCCGCCAACCACGGCCGCTTCTCCGGTGGCGCGGTGAAGGTGTCCGCTGCGGCCGCCGAGAATGGCACGTGGCCGGCCCAGGCCGCGGCGAACCTCGCCGCCGACCTCACCCGCGACCGCGTCCGCCACCAGTACCGCCACACCACACCCGAAGGCGAGCGAACATGATTCGGGTGGCGCGATGAGCGCCGTGCCGGGCCCGCTGGCCATCCTCGCCCACGACGAGTTCCTCGCCGACCTCATCGGGCCGGTGGAGCAGTGGGTCGCCGCGATCCGCGCCGACGACGCCGTCATGCTCAACGACGCCTGGCGGGCCGCGACCGACGCCGCCGGCGGTAGTGGTCGGCTGCGCGGGATGGCCGGCATCGCGATGATGCTGGGCGCCGCCTGCATCGACGACCGCCTCAACCTGGCCGACCGGCTCCGCTGGGTCGCGGACAAGGACACCTACCGGCAGGCCCTCGAGGAGGGCTTCACCCACAGCGAGGCCGTGCACTGGACTCTGCACACCCTCGAACGCGACACCGAGCCTCCCGCCGCCCAGGACGAACGGAGGCTGCGCATTGTCCGGCCGGCTGGTGGGTGAGGTGTACGACCACGCCCGCCGGCTCGGCGCCGCCGGCGTGACCCGCAACGCGATCACCGCGCTCGCCGTCGTGGCCGAGGGCTGCCGAGACAATCGGATCGGTCGCGCCCCCCTGGACCGGGTCGCCGACGCCCTACTGTCCTCCGAACGCACCGCCACCCGGGCCCTCACCGAGCTGCGCGATCGCGGCCTGGTGCATGTCGTGCAACGCGGCGGCGGCCGGAGTCGCCCCGGAGTGCGCACCGTCTACCGGATGGTCGACCTCGCCCGCTGGCCAGCCGATTCACCCGCCACCGACGATCCAGGCGACACCCAGGTGGCTACCCGATCGGATCCACTAGACAACTCGGGGCCGACCGAAGAGCCATCCACTCGCCAACCAGGTGGCGACCCGATCGCAGCTGATGGCGACCGGATAGCCGATCCGGTAGACAAAACGGCCCGATCCGGTAGACACCTGGATGGCGACCAACCCGTAGTTCCCGTAACTACTCCTGGGGGGACTACCGACGTAACCCCCAGACGCGCGCGCCCCCCGAGCACCGCCCCTCCACCGCCATTCGAGCCATCACCAGCCGGCGCCGGGTCGCTCTGCGGCCAGCCGGGCTGCCGGGATCCCGAGCCCTGCCGTGGATGCGCACGGGTCCGCCAAGAGCGCGAGGACGCCGAGCGCGCCGCAGCGGCCGAGCGCGAGTACCAGGTGCGGCAGGAGCACCTGGCGGCCCAACGGGAACTGACTGCGTGGCTGGCCAACCAGCCGACGGCGCCCAGCCAGGTCGCGCTCGAGGCGAAGCGGGAGATCCGCGAGATCCTCGAAGACGCGAAGGCCGCGCGCCCCACCCGGTGGCCCACGAGCGGCTCTCGGCCCTCACCCCAACGCGGCGGCCGGCACCGGGCGCCAGACCCACCGATGCCCGCTGCCGGCGGTAGCGACCGGCCGGCTCCTGCGAGGCCCGCCGATGGGGGCCGATGCGCCGTCGAGGATCGCTCGGGGGCCACAGCCGAAGCCGATCCGGAACGGATGGTGTCATGATCAACCACGGGACCAGTACTCCCCACCGCCGCTTCGAAGCGCTGACCAGGAACAACGCTCTACCACCCCGCCAGGTCCACGTGTCACACTTGCTCTGTAACGCCGTTACAGCGAGTCGTGCAGGAGGAGGCGAGGATGATGGTTCGGGGACGGCTGACCCGCGCGCAGCTCGCCGACTGGTACCGGCTGGAGTGGCTGGCCGAGCGCGAGCTCGCCGAGACCGTGGACTGCACGGACTGCCCGGCCGTGGCGGGCATGACCTGCGTGAACAGGTTCAGCGGGCGGCCGCTGACCGGGCCGCCGGCGCACCCCGCCCGGATCCGGCGGGCCACCGTCCCGGCACCACGCGTCCCCGCGTAGCCGGCGGCGGCCGGGCCGGGCGGTTCGGCGCCGCCCTGGCGATGCTGTGGGCCGCGCACGACCTCGGCGACCACGTCGTCCAGACCGATCACCAGGCTGCCGGGAAGGCGACCAGCTGGCGCGCGATGGCCGGGCACCTAGTCGGCTACCACGCCACCCAGGCTGCCGCGATCGCCGTCCTGCGCTCGCTCGGGGTCCGGCCGAGCTGGCGGGCGACGGCGGCCGGAATAGCATTCTCGGCCGCTTCGCACGCGTTCCTGGACCGCCGCTGGCCCGTCGCGCGGCTGCTCGAGCACACCGGCTCGACGAACTTCGCCAGACCGCAGGTGCGCGTCGTGGTAGCGAAGGGGTTCGAGTCCGCCCCTCGCCCGATCAGCACCGGGGTGCTGCCGCTGCACGGCCCGTACCTCGCCGACCAGGCGCTGCACCACCTGGCGCTCACCGTCGTCGCGCTGATCCTCGCCGGCTGTGAGCGGTGATACCGGTGATCACGCTCCTGGGCGCCATCGCGGTGTGGATGCTCGCGTGCACGGCTCCGCTCACGTGGCTGCTGCACCGCGACGTGCAGACCCGCGCGGGTGTGCCGGGCTGGTGGTGGTGGCCCGCGGTCGCATGGTTCGTCGGTGCCGGAGTGGTGGGCGCATGGCTGATCGTGGTTCACCTGCCGGTGGATCCACCCGGTGTAGGTGTGGGGTGAGCGCCTTGGACCGGTCCTGGGAGCGGACCAGCGGGCCGGTGCACAGCTGGTTCGAGCTGAGCTACAGCTCGTACCTGGTGCTGCCCCGGGTTCTGATGCAGTCGATGCCGCTGCAGTGGCAGCGCCGCATGGTGGCCTGTTTGGAGGAGCTCGACGAGGAGTTCCGCCACGTCGAGCGCGCCAGCGGCTACCAGGTCCTGGCCGGCGAGTGGTGCTACCCGGGTGAGATGAGCGAGCAGGAGCTCCGGGCCGCCAGCGTCGAGCGGGTCGAGCGCGACGAGGACGGGGTCGAGCTCGACCCGCCCGTCTACTACGACGCCGCCGGCAACGAGTTGGATCCCCACACCAGCTGCGCGTTCGTACCTGGTCGGGAGCCGCTACCGCGTTACCGGCACGGCTACGTGGCGCCGGCGTCCGACTCAACAGGCCCCACGGAGGAGCAGGTCAGTGGATGACGAAGAGCAGGAGCAGGCGCCCGACGTCGAGTACGGGCTGGTGATGCCGTTCGTGGCCGTCCACTCGAAGGGCGGACCCTACGACGACGAGGCGTACTGCGCCGGCTACGAAATGGGCCAGCTCGATGAGCTGCTGGCCGCCGCCAGCTTGAGGCAGGCGCTCGGCGATGTGCTGCTGCTCGACGAGCCCATGACCATCCGGGCCGCGAACCGCGAGCAGGCCGACCTGATCGCCATGCGGCACGGCTACGTCGCTGAGACCCAGCTCGCCGACGTCGAGGGCTGGGCTTACCTACGCGTTCGGCCGGCCGCCGGCGGCGACGGATGAACCGCGAGGTCTGTAACCACTGCCGGGCGGCGATCGTCTGGTGCACCACCGCGGCCGGGAAGGCGATGCCGGTCGACGCCGACCCCGACCCGAACGGGAACATCCTGCTCGGCCAGCCCGGCCCAGACGGCCGGCCGACCGCCGGCGTGCTTGGGCCACGACAGCAGCTCGGCGCCCGCGCCGGCGGCCGGCGGCTGCACTTGCACCACCGGCTCAGCTGCCCCAAGGCGCACCTGTGGGCCCGCGACCCGGCCACCGCCGTCCGAGGACGGCGCCGATGAGCCAGCACCAGCGGGTCGTGGCCGCCCGCGTCCCGCCGGAGGTCTACCAGCGCCTCGTCGGCGAAGCGGCCGAGGCCGGGCTCAGCTTGTCCGAGCTGGTGCTGCGGCGCGTCCTGACCGGGCTGCCGCCGGAGCCACAGCGCCGCTGTCGGGCCCGGATGTGGATGAGCGGCGGCTGGCGGGAGTGCCGGGCAAGGCTCGACGCCGATGGCCGCTGCGCCGCCTACGGCCACCGGGAGTGGCCGTAGAGCCCGGGGCGATCCCCTTCAGCTGCGTAGCTCGATCCGCTGCCGGCCGTCCAGGTCCACGGTCACGACCCAGTCCTCCCGGGCGGGCTTGCTCTGCTCCACCCACCAGCCGTACGCGGCCAGGACCTCGTCCAGCAGCCGTCGGGGGCCCGCCTGTTCGGTGTCGCCCTCGTCGTCCAACCACGCCCAGGAGATGCCGTCGCCGCCGAACAGGTGCAGCACCCCGCAGCCGTTCGACTTGGCCCACGACCAACTGATCTCCATGACCCGCTGGCCGATCGCCGTCGCTGCGTCCGGGTCGCCGGCCAGGGCGTGCGGGTGCACATCGCAGCGTCCCCGCACCTCCGCCGGCGCCGTGTAACTGCTCCCGGCGAGCCGGTTGCGGTGCTGGGAGCGCACGGACATGAACGCCGATCGGGCGGCGATCCGGCCGATCGCGCCGCTCGGGGTCCGTTCCAGCACCACGGTGCCGGGCGGCTGCCACTGGTTGGTCAGCGGCACCACCAGCCGGCCGCCGAGGCGGGTCTGCTCCACCCAGGCGGCCGGCACGGTCTCCACCCCGACGGTGGCGATCAGCCGGTCGTAGGGTGCCGCGACCGACCAGCCCAGTAGGCCGTCTCCACCGACGACCGTCACCTCGGTGTAGCCGGCCAGCACCAGGTTGTCGAGCGCCGTCTCGGCCAACTGCTCGTCGACCTCGAGGCTGACCACCTGGGCCCCGCCCCCGGCCAGCAGGGCGGCGTTCCATCCAGTGCCGGCGCCGATCTCCAACACCCGCTCGCCTGGCTGCGCGTCGAGAAGCTGGAGCATGTTCAGCACGACCCGGCGGTCGGAACTGGAGGAGGTGACCTCGCGGCCGGTCCCATCGGGCGCCGGACGGCCGTTGTCGACCTGGGTCACCACCGGCTCGTCGGCAGCGACCATGGCGGCCCAGGCATCAGGGTCGGTGGCCCGGTCGACCGGAAGGTGGTCGTTGCCGCCGCGACCGCGCTCATGACGCCAGATCACCTGGGGGATGAACCGCTCCCGAGGGACCCGGTCCATCACCTCGGCCCAGTCGATCACTTCTTCTCGTCGTCGTCGTCCTTGGCGTGCTTGCCCGGGTCGGCCTCCGGCGGGATCCCGGGCGCCTGGCCGTCCTGGCTGGGGTCAGTGTCGGGCTTGTCGTGGTTACCCATGGCTCCACAGCTTTCCGGGCCACCGCACCGGGGTGGGGTGTTTTCGGTCAACGTCACCCGGATGGAGCCAGTCGTAGTCTCCGCTCCTGGTGGCTGGCCGGCGCTGGCGTCGATGTCCCCGGGCGATGCCACTAGAACGCACGAAGGAGCCCCCGCCCGACCCAGGAAGAGGGTTCGGGTGGGGGCCTGGCGTGCTCGGCGGCGACTGGGCGCTTCGGGGACGCCCCGCCGGCCGGGCAAGGCTCACGATGAAGTGGTGCCCGCGCCGCCCCGGGGAAGTGGGCGGAGTGGGCACCAGGATCGAGCAGGGGAGCGGCTGGTCTAGATGGTGGCCGGGTCGACCTTCAGCAGCTCGGGCGGGACCGGGCGTAGCGTCCATCCGCCGTCGGCGGTCGGCGTGGCGACGAACACGACCGGCTTGCCGACGACCGGGGAGCTCGGCGCCGCGGGAGTGGTGACCGGTGCGGCGCCGCCCGGGGCCGGGGCCGGCGCGGGTGGGCCCGGGACGGCCTGCACAGGGCCGTGGACGACGCGCAGGTCGTGGATGACCGCGGCCCCGTAGTTGGCCGCCGACATCGGGTAGGCGCCAGCGTTGGCCTGGGTGTAGGCGCCGGCCTTGAAGTAGCAGCCGGACACCTTCGCCGGGAACCGGTGGGCCAGCTGCCCGTCGCGGTAGGCGCGGATCTCGCCGGCGACCGCGACCAGCGCGAGCCGCAGCCGGGTCCCGACCCTGTAGCCGGGGTCGATGAGCCTCCAGTTCTCGCGGTGGTCGCCGATGGCCAGCCACAGCCCGGACGCCTCGATCCGCCAGACCGCGACGTCGTCGTCGACGTCGTGGATCTGCTGCGGGACCAGCCCGACGCCGGCGTTGCCGGTCGGGAGCCGGGTCGGGGTGACGTCCAGCCAGCAGGTATGCCCGACACCGTCGGTCGATGACCAGCTGGCCAGCTTGGTGGGGTCCTTCGCGTTCATCTCGCGCAGCTCGGAGCGCTTGTTCTCCGATCCGGGCGTGGTGAACCCGACCACCGGTGCCCGGAACTCCACACCGGCCGCCGGGACGGTGACCGCCCGGATGTACGGGGCGAGGCCGGTGAGATCGTCGGCGCTGAGTGCGACCAGCTCGGAGGGCAGGATCTCCCGGGGCTTCCCGGTGCCCTTCCCGTTCTTGCGGCCCTCGATCGGCAGGGTGAGCTTCCACGCCCGCAGGTCGAGCACAGCGCCCGGCTGGGTCACGGGCATCGCGGGCTCTCCTGCTCGAGCAGGATCACGGCGTGACTTCCGCGGCCTCGTCACGGCCCGCCGGGAGCCGCGGCGGGGTCGGGGCGGTGACCTGGCTGCGCACGATGAACGCGATGGCCAGGTTGACCACGAGAAGGGCCGAGCTCTGCAGCTCGGGGGACAGGTGCGCGCCGAAGGCCAGGGCCAGCGCGATCAGACCCTTGGCGACCCCGCCGAGCAGCGCGATGCCCTGCTCGGTCGCGACCTTCCACGCCAGCACGCAGCCGCTCAGGAGCACGACCATGGCGTTCAGCACGCCCTGCTGCTCGACCGACAGGTTCAGGCCCAGGCCGGAGGCCAGGGTGATGATGTTGGCGACCAGCGTGTAGAACAGCGCCGGCTCACGTCCGAAGATCATGGGATACCTCCTGGTCAGCGCCGGATCTGGCGGCCGTAGTCGAAGAGCAGGTTGCGGTACTCGTCCGGGTCGGCGGTGCAGATGTCGCCGTAGGTGTCGCCGTTCATCAGCACCCGGCCGCGGCGGTGGACCAGGCCGACGGCGTGCCCCATCTCGTGCGCCACGACGTTCTTGCGCTCGTTGCAGCCCTTCGAGTCGGTGTTCGCCGACAGCTTGCGGAGCACCTGGATGTCGCCGCCGATGGTGAACCCGTCCGACTCTCGGGCGTTGAAGTTGCCGTCGTCGCCGCCTCCGTCACCGATGACGATCGGCACGCAGTTCTTCCCGGCCGGGCACTGGTCGAGGCCCCGGTAGTTGCCCTCCAGCTGCACCACGTGCACGTCCAGGCACGGGCTCTGGTTCCACACGTCTCGGCCGTTGCGCAGGTAGTCGAGGTAGACGCTCTGGGTCCAGCCGGCCTGGACCGCCTTCGCGTCCAGCGGGGCGGCGTTGAACCACACCTCGGCGTGGTCGGAGCCGGGCGGGATCCGCCACGGCTTCTGGCTGTCGCTCTTGTCCTGGTCGATCAGCGCGGTCATGCCGGACGGCGCGACGCAGGCGGCGTACTTACTGCTGCCCGGCGCCGGCGTGGAGCTCGGCGGATTCGACGGCACGACCGTCAGGCCGAAGATTCCCAGAACGAGGGTCAGGGCGGCCACGATGGCTGCCTTCTGGGCAGGGGTCAGGGTCATCTCGAGCTCCTTCGGGCATGACGAGATGGCCGCGCGGAGAACCCGGGCGGCGGGACGGAGAACTGGCCGAGAATCAGCCGTGGTTAGGCATCAGCGCTGCTCACACAGCACGAGAGTCGAACGCGATGCCGACGGCAGCGCTCACGCGAAGTCGGGTGCGTCGTTGCCGGCCAGCCAGTACCAGGTCACGGCATCGACGCGACCGGTCTGCGGGACGCCGGATCGCCTCTGCAGCACCTTCACCCGGGCCTCGGTGGCGGTGCCGAACTGGCCGTCGACCAGCAGCGGGGGCAGGGGCTTGCCGGTGTCGTCCTTCAGCCCCCGCCTGTTGAGCAGGGTCTGCACGCTGTCGACGAACCAGTGCTGGCGGCCGGGGTCGGCAGGGCCGGTGTCGAGCCTGTCCGGCACGCCGTCGCCGAGCTTGAGGGTGGGAAACGGCACGTCGACCTCCTGGGGGCTGGGGGAACCGTTGAAGCGGCGCATGGCGTCCAGGGCGACGCGGCACTGGGCGACCGTCCGGCCGTCGTTGATCTCGAAGTGCATCGGGTCCTTGCGGCCCGTGTAGTCCCCGCCCCACCGCACGACGCCACCGGTGACCGCGACGATCCTGCGGATCTGGACGACCTGGGCGGCGCTGAAATTGGCCGAGGGCGAGGTGCCCAGCGGGTGCCGGGTGGCGTTGAGGTCGATGGCGGTGCCGCTGGCGTGGTTGGACAGCTGGCCGCCGCCACGGATCGGGCGTTCGGCGTAACCCCAGTCGTCCAGGGCGCCCCGGGCGTTGTCCACGTCCTCGACCAGCCGGTCGAACGCGGCGGCCACCTCGAGCAGCAGCAGGCCCGGAGCGTCGGTCCGCACGCTGATGTTCACCTGCGTACCCGGGATGCGCTGGGAGGCCACCAGGGCCCGGTTGTTGGCGAGGAAGCCGTTCTGGGACGTGGCCATGAGGACCTCCGAGCGCTATCGAGTTGTCGAGGGGGGGTGGCCGGCCCCAGCTGTGAGCCAGGGGCTCATGCCGGGGCCGGCCGGTGGGGAGCGGATCTACAGCTGGCGGGCGCTCTCGTGGCTGGTGCCCGGGTCGGTCGGCTCCTCGGCCGGTGGGGCCGGTTCGAGGCATCCACCTACGGCGATCGCCGCCACATCGTCACGGGCCAGCGGATCAGACGACGAGGGCGGCCGAGCTCGGCGAACTCCGATCTCGGGATGAAACTCGGAAACTAAGTAGCAGCGGGCGACGCGCCCCCCGGGTTCACAGCTTCGGCAGAGCCAGCTTGGGTAGCTTGAGGTTCGGCGGCTTGGGCAGCTGCGGCTTGTCAGCCTTCGGAGCCGCCTTCCGCCGCTGCTTCGTGTTCCCGTTCTTCGCTTGCTTGGGCTGGGCCGTGGACTGCCGCGCGGGCGTCGCCGCCTGCTGCGAGGTGAGCGCCAACACCGGGGCCGGGCTGGGCAACGCCGGCACCGGCGGCGGAGGCCCGTCGGATCCGCAGGAGTAGGTGTTGGCGTCGGTGTCCCGAGTGCACCGCTCGGTGGTGCCGTCGGCGCGGGTGACCGTCCAGCCGGATGGAGGCTGCCCGTCCTGGCCGGGCTGCCCAGCCTCACCGACCGGCCCGGGCGCGCCCGCCGGACCGGCGACCCCGGTCGGTCCCGCGACACCGGCCGCGCCGACCTGACCCGCCGCGCCCGCAGCACCCGGCGCGCCGGCGACACCGGCGGGGCCCGCCGGTCCGGCCGGGCCTCGACCACCGGGCATGCCCGGTTCGCCGGGGGAGCCTGGCGGTCCCGGGACCGGGGTCGTGATGACCCGCGTGGCCCGCTCACATACCGGACCCGTCAGCCGACCCTGCCCGCACTCGCCGGCGACCTGCTCGGCCAGCGACACCGACTCGGCGCGGGCGGCGGTGGCGCGTTCGTCGCTCTTCCCGGCCTCGTTGCTCAGCAGCATCGCGGCGGCCGCCGTGAGCAGTCCGAGTGCGACGAGCACGGCCGGCAGGAACCGCGGCGGCGGACGCTGCGACGCGGGCTCATCCGTCGCGTCCGCCGCCATCGCCAGCAATCGATCGCTTGGCCGTCGCGGCTGCTGTGGCGTCGTCATCGTCGAGGTCCTCCAGGATCTTCGGCCGTTCCGGAACTGGCAGCCCAGACGAGGCCATCCGTATCTCCAGCTCGAATACGTGGCCCAGGGTCGCGACGAGCTGTTTCTGCAGCTTCCGGACCTGGCGGCGGAGCTCTCGGTGGTCGGCCGCGATCGAGCGGGAGCGGTTGGCGGTGTAGGCGCCCAACCCGACGACCAGACCGGTGAGCCCGGTGAAGATCGACGCGATGAGTTCAGGACTCATCGCCGCCGCGCGGGAACCCCGCTTCGTTCATCCCAGTGGACGCTGATGCCACCGGTCCTCCTGTCGTGCTCGGGCCCGGGGGCGGTCAGTGCTGCGTGCTGTCAGGAGAACGAACGGCCGGAACGAGCACCTTGGAGCATCAGTACAGGGTTACCCAGGGGAGCGTGGTGGAGGCGGTGTAGCCGGTGGACGGGTCGTGGGTGGCGCCCGGCGCGCTGGTGGAGTTGGAGAACCCGCCGATCGGATGCCCACCGGAGGTGGTGTCCGCGATGCCGGCCAGCTTCCCCTTCGTGAGCCACGCCGGGTAGGTGCTGGGTGCGGTACCGGTGAGGACGATCACGAGGCGGATCCACACATCGTCGGAGGCGGTGAGCGCCAGCGCGGTGTTCACCTGGCCGGTCGAGGTGAGCGTGACCGCCACGTTCGAGCCGGACGCCGGAGTCCAGGCGGTGGAGGACAAGCTGGTGGCGTAGAACAGGTTGGCCAGGGGCGAGGTGGAGCCCACCATCGCGGTGAGGACCCGCAGCCGGAACCCGGTGATGCTCTCGCCCTTGGCCAGCCGACCGAGGAGCACGGTCCAGGCCCGAGAGCCGGACGCGAACGCGGTGTTGGTGTCCGCCAACACTCGGGGGAAGCTGGACAGCTTGTCCCCGTAGACGCCCAGCTCGTAGCCTTGATCTCCGATCGCCAGGTTGCGGCCGAAGGCGGCGTCGAACGGCAGCGTGTCACCGCTCGGCAGCTCCTGGATCTGCCCCGCGACGTTGACCAGGGGCCTGCGAGCGGCCACTGATCAGACCAGGACGATAGCGGGGCCGGCGTCGAAGTTCAGCGCGGTCGTGGCGGTGGCGAACCCGACCCGCTGCACCACCTTGCCCGAGCCCGACGGGGCGGTGGAGGTGGTACCTCCCGGGGTGGTGTCGGACAGATACAGCACCCCGGCGGTGAGGCTGGAGACCTGGTTGTTGGTGCCCTCGAAGTACACCGTCGCCGACGCACCGTTGGACACCGCGGCGAGGACGAAGCCGTGAGCCTCCTTCCCGGAGGTGGACGCGTCGGCCTTGCGCACCTTCGGGCCGCTGGAGTTGTGGATGTTGACCAGATCACCGGCGGAGAGCGCCTCACTCGCGGTGATGGCGGCGGTGTCGGCGCCGATACCGGGGGGCAGGAACGAGTTGTCCAGGACACCGGACCCGTTCAGCCCGGGGATCTTCCCGGAGTCGCCGGCGCCGGCCGACGAGGCGACGGTGGACGCCTCGGCGATCGTGCCGGAGCTGTTGGTGAGGTACTTGGCCACGAGGGTCTCCTAGGTGAGAGCGGGTCGACTAGTGCCGGAGGTCCGGGGTGCGCAAGTAGCTGTCGAACCAGTCCCCGATCGACTTGAGCACCACCAGGTCGCTGTAGAAGGCCGGGTCGGCGTGCTTCGCGCCGGCCTTCAGGGTGTACTTGATCCGGTCACCCAGGCCCGCGTCGGCGCAGGCGTCGTACATCACGCAGGACTGGCTGTAGGGGACGAGCTCGTCCTTGTCCCCGTGGCGCAGCCAGATCGGCGGGGCGTCCGACGGGATCGGCCGGCCGGTCCAGGCCGGTGAGGCCCGGTTGACCGTGTCGGGGATGGACAGCGGGGCCTGACCGCCGAACAGCCGCCCGACGATGGAGTTGGCGGCCTGCAGCGGCTCGAACCCGGGCGTGGTGACCCACTTGATCAGGTCTGTGGGCGGGTAGTCGGCCAGCACCGCCTGGGCCCGGCTGGACACCCCGGGCCGGGTCGAGCTGATGTAGGCGGGGTCGTCGGCGGCGACGGCGGCCTGCAGCGTGAGGTGCGCGCCCGCGGAGAAACCCCACAATCCGATCTTGTCCGGCCACAGCCGCCATGACGTGCCCCGCGCCCGCAGCTCCCGAATAGCGGCGAGCACGTCGCGGATCTGGGCGGGCCAGGGCGCCTCGCCGGAGAGCCGGTAGCGCACCGAGGCCACCGCGAACCCGCGACGGACGAACGTGGACGCGAGCACGCCGGTGGTGTTGTCGAAGTTCTCGGTTCCCGATTCCCAGCCGCCGCCGTGGACGGTGACGATCAGCGGGTTGGTGGTGGTGCCGTTCCCCTGGGGGATGTAGACGTCGAGCACCTGGTTGGCGCCGCTGTCGTAGTGCTGGTCCGACTTGGTCTCCCACGTCGTGCAGGGCTTGAGCAGGGAAGGCACGTGCGCTCCTCCTAGATGAGGCTGATCGGGGGGCCGGGGTCGATGAATGCCGAGTTCGGGCCGGTCGCGTAGCCGACGACCACCAGGAACAGCGCCCCACCGGCGGCTGTGGGCGGGGTCTGGGTCAGGACGCCGTTGACGCCGAGGTAGAGCGGCCCGACCGTCCAGGACCACGACGGCTCGTCGACCGCGCCGAGCGCGCACACCGAGACCTCGGTGCCGGCCTGCAGGGTCAGCCACAGCGGCGCACCGAGGTCGGCCGGGTCGTCGTTGCTGGCGTAGGAGATCGAGCCGTCGGGGTTGGGCCGGACCACCCGGTGGCCGGAGACCGGGCTGTCGTCGCCGACCTGGCGCTCGAAGACCAGCGAGCCGGGCTGGTCGCCCGCCGGGCCGGTCGGCCCGCGCTGGCCGCGAACCGGCACCATGACCAGCTCGGTCTCCGGTGCGCCGAGGACGATCTCGGGGCGGGAGACGACCAGCTCGATCTCGTCGGGCACGCCGTGGCCGAGCTCGATCAGCTCAGGTGACATCGACGACCTGCGCTTTGCCGAGGTAGTCGTCGCCGGAGAACCAGCGGCAGGACACGAGCTCGGCGAGCTGGCCGCGCACCTCAGCCACCTGGGCGGGGTTGCGCTCGAAGACCAGCAGGTGGTCGTCGTCCACGTCGACGAGGGCCTGCCAGGTGACCGGGTCGGCCGTGCTGAAGGTGAACCGCAGCTCGACGTCGACGTCCGAGGGCCACGCGGGCTGGCCGGCGGGAGAGCGGATCGCCTGGTAGAACCGCGCGTCCTGGGCCAGGTTGACCTTGATCCGGTAGGGCTTGCTGCCGAACTCGATGCCCACCCCAACCTCCTAGAGTGCCGTCGCGGGTGGCTGGTTGGGCTCGGTCGCCGGCGGTCCCAGCAGCCGGGCGGCGAGTTCGGCGGCGGACTCCCGGCCCTCGTGCAGGTCCGCGAGTGTCATGTCCGCCCGGGCCTGGTCGCCGGCCGCGAGGACGTCCTCGGGCAGCAGGTCGCGGGTGTTGCGGCCCGCCCGGGCGGCGCGCAGCCGGTTGCGCTGGCGGCGGGTGAACTCCGCGCGCACCCGTAGGTGCTCGCGCGACATCGGCGCGGTCCGGCGGATGAACTCCAGCGGATCCTCCTTGCCCGAGTTGACCACCCCGCCTGCGTCCGAGAGCAGCACCCGGTCGGCGGTCTCGCCCGTCGCGCCGGTCAGCGTGCCCTTCCCGCGCATTGCCTTGATCCGGCCCAGGCGGGTCTTGCGGGCGTGCGCGACGGTGGGGGCGTTGAGCAGGTGGTCGGGGTCGGCGAGCTGGTCCTGCGCGGTCTCGGGGAGCCGCTCGCCGTAGAACACCAGGTCCAGCAGGTCCTGCCAGCCGGTCTTCGAGCTGGTGTCGATGGCGTACTCGCCGGCCTTGGCCTCGAAGGTGTCGTGCGGGATGAGCTGGACCTCGAGGCCCTCGATCTCGGCGCCGGGCTGCTCGACCTCGCACGTGGCCACGTACATGGCCTGGCCGGCGATCGTGGACAGCTCGACGTGGTGCACGGTGATGTTCACAGGTCCGTCCCTACGACGGCCAGGGGGATGCTGGCGGGCACGCGGAACCCCCAGCAGTAGATCGCCAGAGACTCCTGCGGCTTGAGCGCGGTCGAGGTTGTGGTGCCGATCCGGATGGTCATCCCGGAGGTCGACACCGACTCCGACCGGACCGTGTAGTTGGTGGTGACCGCGTTGGCCGCCCCGCACGACAGGACGGGCGCGACCAGGGTGTCCATCGTGACCGGGTAGGTCACCACCAGCCGCATGATGTACTTCGTCGTCGACAGGTTGTTCAGCGTGACCGCGAACAGCAGCAGGGCGTCGTTCGAGTTCGGCCGCAGGCTGTGCTGGAAGTACCCGCGCAGGCTCAGCAGCCCACCGTCGTACACCCCGAGCCCGTACGGCTGGGCCGACCCGGTGCGCAGACCGAACGTGGCCGCGCCCTCCTCGAGGCGCGCGAACCCGCCCCGGGCCACCGTGTCGTCGGCCGAGTCGGTGAGCGCGATGGTGGCCGCGTCCGGGGACAGGAACATGCGCGGCGTGACGGCCGTGGCCGCCGACGAGATCGCCCGCATCTCCAGGACCACGTCATCGGGGTAGGCGATCGGGACGTAGGAGAAGATCCGGGCCTTCGCGGCCTCGTTGAGGGCCGGGTAGAACTGGATCTCGTTCGCCGGGCCGCTGACCACCACCCGGCGCCCCGAGGTGCCGGTGGCCAGAGAAACGTCGGCGAGCACCTCACCAGCTCGGATCTTGTCGGCGGTGATCGAGCCGGCCGCGATCGCGCCGGCGGTGACCGAGTTGGCGGCCATCTTGTCGGCGGTGATGGCCAGAGCCAGGATCGCCCGCGAGGTGATCGAGTCCGCCGCCAGGTGGCCGGCCTGGATCGCCTCGGCGGCGATGTGCCCGGCCTGGATGGCCTCGGCCACGATGGCGGCGGCGGTGACCTGCTGCGCGCCGATGTGCCGGGCGAGGATGGCGGCCGCGACCAGCTGGTCCGAGCCCACGGACTCGTCGCCGAGCGCGCGCAGGTCCACGACCTTGTCACCGAAGTGGTAGTTGGCGATCGCCGCCACCGCGATCTTCGCCGCCGACACCGCCTCGTCGGCCAGCTGCAGCTCGGCGATCGCCCCGTCGAGGATGTCCTGGCCGACGACCAGGGCCGGGGTGGCAGTGACGGCCTCGGACGGGTCGGACTCCGCGCCGGAGATGTTCACCGAGGTGAGCCAGCACCGGTAGGGGGTCGTGTCCAGCTTCGTGGTGATGAACAAGCTGTCGCCGGTCCCGATGATCGTGCCCACCGGTGCGTCCGGCTCGACCTCGGCGTCCGCGGCCTGGACCCACACGTTGAGGTGGGAGAAGTTCGCCGGCCAGGGCGGCTCGACCGACCCGTGGGAGGCGATCTTCAGCGTCCCGCCCAGGCCCGGGGTCACCGTCGGCGCCGCCGGCACCTCGGGCGGGTCCTGCGCGCCGATGGCGACCCCGCCGACGTAGGTCCCGTCGTCCTGCTTGCCCAGCCGGAGCACCGGGGTGCCGTTGCCGTCGGTGAAGACCAGGGCGCCGTCGTCGACCGAGGAGTTGCCCAGCGTGCTGGCGTTCTGTCCGGCCTTCAGCAGCTCGATCTCGCGCTGCATCTCCGCGAAGTCCCGCGCGAGGTCGTCGAGCGCACGGCGGTCACCCGAGGTCATCGAAGGCATCAGCGAGGGCACCTCCGTGGGACGATGGGTGGATGAGTGAACGACGGACGATCTACGCGGTCAGCTCGGGCGCGTACTCGGACTACGTCGTTCACGGCCTGTTCCTGGACAAGGCCGACGCCGTGGCGGTGGTCGAGCGCCTCAACACGGGGGGCGATCACTGGTTCGTGGAGGAGTTCCCGCTGTACCCCTCCGGCGACCGGTCGCTGCGCCGAGCCGACAATTGGCGGGCTGCGGTACAGGTCAAGTACGACGGATCTATCGGCAAGTCCTGGACAAGCTCAGAGGTTTACCTCGGGGACAACAACGGCCCGATGCACCCGATCTCGGAAGCATCCACACTCCACTGGACCAACGGAGAACTGGCGGGCTGGCACGTCGCCGCCTACGGACTCTCGAAGGAGCAAGCGGAGAAGGCCGCGCGGGAGCGGGCCGCCCAGGTCGCCGCGCTGGTGATCGAGGGCGTCGACCCAGTGCAGGCGGAGCGCGAGCGCACAGCTTCCTAGCCCACCGGGTTCGGGTAGCCGGAGTGCCAGGCCATGCACCGGCTCATCTCGACGATGAAGGGTCCGTCGCTGGTCTTGTCGGTCGAGCTGTTCGACTGGCCGTAGGCGCCGGCCTTGAAGTACCAGCCCGACCCGGAGACTGAGCGGGTGAACCGGGGGGTGGTGAAGTTGCCCCAGAAGTACTTCATCTGGCCGTTGACCAGCTCGAAGCCGTAGTCGTAGTCGACCCCGAACTTGAAGTCGTTGGTCAGCGTGCCGATGTTCTCGCCCCGGTGCTTGACGATGACCTGCGTCTTCGAGTTGACGTAGATCATCCCGGTGTCGTCGTCGGCGTCGTGGGTCTGGGCCAGGCACAGCTGCGGCTTGTTCGGGGGCATCCGGGTGACCCGGCCCCGGCAGAACAGCCGGTGCGTGCCGGAGCCCGCGTTCCACGAGGCCTTCGAGCTGCCGTCGAGGCCGAGCTCGCGGAACTCGGTACGCGGGTACTTCGTGTTGGAGCTGGTGCGGCCGCCGTCGAGGTGGCTGGACATCTTGACCCGCTGCTTGTCGGCGGTCATCTCGAAGTAGCCGGGGATGACCAGGCCGTTCTGGATCGCAGTCAGGTCCGAGTCCTTGTGCGAGCTGCCCGAGTAGCCGACACCGAGGTTGAACTTGCTCCAGCCGGTCTGCTTGCCGATCTTGAGCAGCTGGGACGGGTTGCCCGCCGTGGCCGCGGTGCCACCGGTCGAGCCGGTTCCGCCGGTGGCGGGCGCGGTGGCGATCGGCGTGCCGGAGGGGGCGTCGATGGCGATGCTGTCGGTCATCTTGACCTGGCCGCCGGAGTAGCCCTTGAACTCGACGGTGATCTTCTGGCTGGTGTCGGTGACGGTGACCAGCCCGAACTGCTCGGCGACCGGGCCGGCGGCCGCGATCGACGGGAAGTTCTCGGCGTACCCGTCGCCCTTGCCCGGGACGTCGGTGTTGCCCCGGAACGGGGCGGCGCGCCAGACCCGGTCGATGCCGCCGGCGTTCGTCGCCTTCGCCAGCGAGTGGGCGCCGCCCTCGAGCTGAACGATGATCTTGGCGGGTGAGGCCTGGTAGGCGGCGGCCAGCTCGGTGCGCTCGGTGGTGTAGCCGGCCCAGGAGTCCGCGCGATCGACCTTCGGGGAGTTCCACGGCATGTCGCCGATGACGATGATGACCGGGTAGCAGGGACTCCCGAGCATGGCCTTGAACCACGCCTTCTGCTGCAGCCCGAGCATCGTCTTGAGCGGGTCGTCCGGGGCGTCGTTCGGGGACTTGAACGTCCGGCAGTCCAGCTGGATGATCCGCACCCGGCCCCGGTCGATGCGCCGGTAGATGCCCTTCTCGGCCAGCAGCTTCAGGCCCGGGTACAGCCGGCGGTAGTCGATGTTGGCGCGGTCGAACGCCGGCCCGGCGGTGGCGTTCGGGGCGAAGCCCTCGTGCGCGGACAGGCCGAGCAGGACTGGGTTCGGGAGCTTCTGGACGAGCGCGCCGAGGTTGGGGGCGTTCAGAGCCTTCTGCCAGTGCTCCAGGTGGCCGGAGCCGCCGTCGTCGTGCCAGAGGTCTCCGAGCAGGGCCAGGTAGTCGGGGGTCTGTTCGGCGATCGTCTTGAAGACGGCCGAGTCGCCGCCGTCGAGGCTGGAGCCGAACGCCATGACGAACTTGTCCGGGGCGACCGCGCCGGCGTAGCCCGAGGCGCGCGCGGTGGGTCGGCGGCCGTAGGCGAACTGCTCGGAGCGGCGCACCTGGGCGACGACCTGGCCGGCGTCCGGGTGCCAGGTGTACTCGATGATCCGGTGCCACAGCTCGACCCGGCCGACGTAGTCCAGGGTCGCGGTGATCAGGACGTCGTCGCCGGCGGAGTAGGAGCCCAGCGGCATGTCCGGGTGGTCGGCGTCCAGGGTGATCTCGCCGATGCTGACCGCGGCGAGGCGCCGCAGTCGCTCCTCTTCGGCGGTGGAGTTCGCGGTGGCGGTGTCGGAGATGGTCTGGTCGGACACGGTGGCCACCCGGCGCACGCGCTTCGGGTCCGGGGAGCCGGCGTAGCCGCGGATGGCCGCCCGGCCCTTGCCCGCGCCGCGCACGAGGATCTGCGAGGCGAACTGGGCGGTGGTCTCCGGGAGTGGGAAGGTGTCGAGCAGGTTCTCGTCCAGCGCGCAGCGCAGGTCCAGGCGCTTGCGGCCGGCCCGGGGGTAGTTCAGCTCGATGGCGTGGTTGACGAACGTCCTGGTCGGGTCCCAGCCGACCCGCTCGACGTAGTCGACGCCGGCGGCCTTGGCCAGGTTGTCGAACTCCTGCCCGCAGTCCCGGTCGTCGTACCAGGCCAGCACGTAGGGCTTGGCCTCGTCGACCTTCGGGGTCAGGGTCTTCGTCGAGCCGTCGGAGTAGGTGACGGTCTGCACGCCGGTCGTGGGGTCGGTGGTCGTCGAGGTCACCGTGGCCGAGGTGCTCGTCGTGCTGCTCGAGGAGGTCGGGCTACCGCCGTTGGTGTGGCCGCCGGGCAGCTGCTTGCCGTACATGTAGAGCAGGTTCTTGCGGTCGGTGGCGTCCGGGATGAACACGTCGGAGTAGGTGTCGCCGTTCATCAGCACGCGCGACTGCTTGCGGTGGGCCAGCCCGACCGCGTGGCCCATCTCGTGCGTGGTGACGTTCTGCCGCTCGCCGCCGCCGGAGCCGCCCTTGAGCGTCTTGAGGATCTGGATCTCGCCGCCGGTGGTGTAGCCGCCCTTCTCGACGGCGTCGAAGTTGCCGTCGTCCCCGCCACCATCGTTGATCTTCATGGTGACCTTGTTCTTGCCGGCCGGCACGGCCGACTGGGTCACGATGCAGTTCAGCGGCGGCGACTGGTTCCACAGCGCCGCGCCCTTCTTGATGTAGCCCAGCCACTCGGAGGTCACCCCGTTGGAAGCGGGCGCGTAGAAGTAGATGTCGACGTGGTCGGCGCCGCTCGGGATCTTCCAGGGGACCTGGTGGTCGGACGGGTCCTGGTCGATCAGACCCTTCATCCCGGCAGGGACACCCCACGCCGGCCGCACGCCCGAGCCGCCGCCGGTGTCGGTCCCGCCGGTCGAGCTCGTGCTGGTCTGAACCTCACCAGTGGCCGGGTCGACCGCCGCCTGGGCCGGGGAGCCCAGCAGAGTGCCGCAGGAGGTCGAGCCGGTGATCTGCACACCCAGCTTGGCGTCCGGGTAGGACTGCAGGTGGTCCCAGATCTTGCGCAGCACCACGCAGGTGTCGACCTCGATGAACGAGTCCTCACCGAGGTAGGGCATCTTCTGTGCGTAGCCCGAGACGCCGATCGCTTCGACGATGTAGCTGTCGTCGTCCGGACCGTTCGGTTGCAGGATGCCGGAGGCGATGATCTCGCCGTCGTCCTCGACGTGGATCCAGGTCGCCCACCCGTCGATGCCCAGCTCGGCCAGCGGGCGGTACTCCGGCTTCAGCCTCGCCCGGATCACGGTGGGCCCGGACAGGGTCCAGGTGATCTCGGGGTCGACCAGCGGCAGGTCCCAGTCCAGCCAGCGACCGGGGCGGATGTCCTGGGCGATGAATCGCAGGGCGTGGGACTGGCGCGGCCGAGAGTTGATCGGGATCAGGTCCGGCCCACTGGCGGGCGCGTCGATGTCGCCCTCGACGTGGGCGTACGCGGTCATCGTCGGCGAGCCGTTCTGGGTGACCACGCCGGCGTCCGAGGTCCGGGAGACCTCCACCTCCATAGTCGGGTACGCCTCAGCGGTCACCACCCCGGCGTCACTGGTCCGCGACACGGTCGCGGAGGCCTCGGGTGAGCCCTCCTGGGTGACCTCCGCGCCCTTGCCCGCCAGTGCCACGCCTTGGGTCGGTGAGCCGTTCTGGGTGACCGTCGCGCCCCGGACCTTCATCCCGGTCGCGCTCTGGGTCGGTGAGCCGTTCTGGGTGACGACACCGGCTGAGCGCGTCGTGGGTCCGAACGCCGAGGTGAACCCGGCGCCGGCGAACTCGATCCAGCCTGGCTGCTTGTCCACCGCCGTCGAGCCGTCGGACAGGTCCGCCCCGGTGGCCCCGTAGTTGATCTGACCGAGGTACGGGTTGACGGCGGTGTTGACCGCCCGGAACCCGACCTCGAGCACTACCCGGTCGCCGACCTGGGCGTCCACCGGGTTGAGCGACGGAATGGTGAGCCCCTGGCCGACCGACACCGACGAGCCGAAGACCGGGAACGGCCACTCGGCCGAACCGACCAGCTGCGACGGGGTCAAGGAGCCCCGCACCACGTCGGTCGAGCCGACGGTCACGTACAGGTGCAGGCGGGTGACCATGTTCGCCTGCGGGTCGGACTCGGCGACGCCGAGCACCATCGAGGCGATGCCGTCCAGCGTGGCCGGGTTGTTGATCGGCGTAGAGACGAACCGGCGCAGCAGCACCGAGTACGTCGAGATGGTGGAGGTCTCCGATCGGTTCGCTGTCGCGGCCGCGCCCGCCTTCGTCCGCGACAGCGCCGACGCGCCGGTCAGCGCGGCATCCGACCAGGCACCCCGGATCGTCGCCGGGGTGAACCCAGCGGCGGCCGAGGTGAGGTAGAGCTTGACGGCCACGGGTCAGGCCGCGGTCGCGCCCTGGGCGGTCTTCGGCGTCACGAAGTACTGGCCGGCCGCGCTGTAGTGCTCACCAGAGCCCGGCAGAACCGTGCCGGAGTGGAACGTGCCGCCCGTGCTCGCCGTCCAGCGCCCGTAGTGGGTGAAGTCGGTGTTCGGGCCCACGTCCATGGCCACCATGGAGCCCAGAGCCTCGCCGTCGACCGGTGCGGCGAAGGTGGTCTGCTTGCGCGGGATCGAGGTGACCTCGTTGGCCCCGGTCGCGCCCGGATCTCCGTTGTGCAGCGAGATCCAGTTCGCGCCGGCGCCGGCGCCGAGAGCGGCCGCAACCGCGTCACGCGCGAGCATCCCGTAGGTGGTAGCGGCCATGGGTGAAGAGACCTCCGAGCTGCGAGAATGGCGAGATGAATGAGGTGGAGATCGAGCAGCACGTGAGCGCTCGGCTGGGCGCGTACACCGAGCGCACGGACCGGCCGCCGGTCGAGGGAGTGTGCGAGTGCTACACCGACTTCACCGGCCTGCGGATGCCATTGCGACGGCCGTGCCCGGTCCACGGAACCGAGATGCGCCCGGCGGGGCACTCACTGGGCGACTCCGAGGACCACGACTTCCGATCCTGTCCGTGTGAGAGCTGCGAACACGTGCGGTCCAAGGCGGCTCGCACGTCGATCTAGGCCGCCGGCAGGTCCGCGGCCTGCTGGAACTCGAACTTGAACGTGATCGAGGTCGTCGTCTTGGCGACGAGCTTCCCCGCCCCGAGCGCGGTCAACGAGCGCGCCTCCAGACGGATCGGGACCTTCTTGCCGCGGAACTCGGCCGGGACCGGGATGTCGTTGTAATGCAGGACGATCGTCCCGTTGGTGGTGGCGCCCGGCCAGGCGATCGTGAAGCCCTTCTCCGGCAGCGGGAAACTGTTGAACACCGCCCGGACGTAGCCGTCCTTGTCGCCGTCGAGCACCTGGACGTTGGCGATCGTGCAGTCCAGGTCGAACACCGTGGCGGCGGCCGGCACGTCGACCATCTGGGTCGCGGTCCCCGGCCACGGGAAGTAGGCGGTCTGCGTCGACAGCACGTCGCCGTCCCCGCCGCCAGGCACGGTGGTGCCCGGGGTCTGGCCGCCCGCGTTGCCTCCGGTGCCGATCACCTTGCGGAGATCCTTGACCATCGCCTGGGTGATGGTGCCGGTGTTGGCGGGCAGGTCGATCCGGGCCAGCGGGATCGCCGACCATCCGGCGTTCACCGGGGTCACCGCGACCGTCGTGTTCGGCACGTTCTCGATGACCCGCACGAACCCGTACGGGCCGTTGGCGACGTCCTCAGGCATGGACCACGGCTCGCCGGAGATGTGCGGGTTCTCCACCCGGTAGATCACCAGGTCCGAGCGCCCGCCGGAGCCGTCGGTCGGGTTGATCGCCTTCACGACCTCAGTCTGGAGCGAGTCCAGATACGCCTCCTGGTAGGCGCTCAAGTGCCGCGCGATGACCCCACACGAGCCGGGAGACACCCGGATCGACGTGCCGGCGACGACGAGGGACTGCACCGCCAGGTCGGTGGACGCGGTGACGCCCTCCAGCCCGTTGATGGCGTGGAAGGCCAGCAGCCGACCCAGCCGGGCGGACTGCACGGCCCCGCCGCCGATCCCCCAGGGGACGTACTGGCCAGCCTCGGGCATCAGGTCTCCTTACGAGCTTGAGCGCACCGCTGGTGCGTGTGCTCCACGAACTTCATGGAGTCGCCGTCCGGCACTGCCCAGGTCTCCGGCTGCCCAGGGCCTTCGTGGTTGAGCCAGGAGAGCCAGGAGCCTCGCTTCATGAGCGACGTGCCGCAGCCCTCGCACGGTTCGCAGTGCTCGCGCTCCAGGGCGGCGAAATCGACGTCCATCAGTACGAGGACCAGCTGTCGCGCCAGGCGGTACTCATCGACGCCGTCCCCGTCCCATCGGTGCCCCGCAGGACCACCTCGTGGCGCCCTGGCTTGAGCCGGAGCTCGCTCAGCGCCGGGCTGCCCGGGGTGAGCGAGCCGGAGATGTAGGCGCCGCCGGAGTTGCGCACGGCGCGCGACCACGGCCGGGAGTCGACGGACACCCACTCGCCGGCGGCCAGGGAAAGGTCCAGGGTCGCAGCCCACTCGCCGACCACGTCGATGGTCGGGCGGGTGATCGGGCCTCGGATCAGGAAGCACATCCAGGCCGGCTCGTTGCCGCCTACGGTGATCACGCCGGGGGCGTAGGACACGCCCACCGACCCCCAGGGCCAGGTGAACGGGAACATGTAGCCGCCGGCGTCCGGGGGGACGATCGACACCGAGTTGATGCGCTCGGCGTCGGAGTAGAACAGGTCGTCGCGGCACTCGAACTCAGCGGTGATCCCCACCCAGCCGTAGCGGTCACGCTCAGGGTCCGGTTTCCACCGCCCAGGACGGCCGTACGCCCGCCGGACCCGCCCGCCCCGGCGCATCCGCAGCACCGACACCCCGCCCGGTTGCGAGCGCACGCTGTTGGCCCGCCAGGCCGAGGAGAACTGGTCCTGCCCGAGCAGCGGGCCGGGCACGTCGAACGGGTACGGGGACTGGTCGACGACCAGCTTGAAGGTCAGCAGATTGCCGCCGAAGGTGTCCCGGCCATGCCGGTCCCCGTCACCGCGCGGCTCCGGGGTGCGAGTGCGGCGCAGCTCGCCGGGGGTGAACTCCAGGTCCTCGACGATGAACCCGGTGCCCTCGCCGAACACGAACGAGTCCGAGCCGGAGAGCAGCTCGTAAGACAGCTCGCGGGTGAGCTCAGCGACCGGCATGGACACCTCGCCTCGCGGTGCGCCGGCGGAACGACACCTCGTCGGCGAGCTGGCGCGCGGTCGCATCCGGGACCGTGGTGAAGTTGTAGATGTCCCCGGCCGACGCCACCGTGCCCGCGACGTCCGGCCCCCCGGACACGGCCACCTTCTGATGCAGGCCGGCGGTGAAGTCGTTCGCCGACAGCGCCTCGTCCAGCGCGGCGCTCAGCTGGGGGACCGACGCGGCGGCGGTGCCCATCATGGCTTCGACCGCACGCACCACCACGTCGGTCTCGGAGGTGATCCCCAGCGCGAGGCCCTTGGTCAGGAACCGGCCGATCAGCATCCATACCCGGGACGGGGAGTTGATCTGCGCGGCGGAGTTCGCGGCGGCCGCCGCGTCCTGAACGACCTTCACAGCGGCGGCGGTGACCGCCGAGCCGCCGGCGGCGATGCCCTTGGCGAGACCGGCGCTGATCTGCCGACCCACCGGCTCCAGGATGTTGGCCGGGATGGCCGTCTTCATCCGCTCGCCGACCTGCTTGAGCGCGTCCACGGCCTGCTGGCCGCCGGTCCGCACGGCGGCGACGAACTGGTCCATCGTGGACCTGATGTTCGTGACCAGCCCCTGGCCGGCGGCGGCCAGCGTCGCGGACATCTGCGATGTGCCGGCCTGGATCGCGGCGTTGGCCTGGCTCATGCCGGCGGTGACCGCCGTGGTCACCCCGGTCATTGTGCCGACGATCGAGGCCGCGATCCCGGTCAGCGCGGTCGTGATCGAGGCCTGGATGCCGACGAATCCGGTGGTGAAAGCGGTGGAGATCGAGGTCATCCCGGCGGTCACCGCGAGCCCGAGGTTGACCATGCCCATCGTCACCGTGACCCCGAGGCCGGCGAAGGCCTGGTCGACAGCCGGGTAGACGGCGGCGACGAACCCGGCGGTGAAGGCGGTGCCCAGAACGGGGATCGCGGCGGTGATGGCCGTGCCGAGGTTGACCATGCCCATCGTCACCGACACGCCGAGGCCGGCGAAGGCCTGGTCGACCGCCGGGAACACCGCGGCGACGAACCCGGTGGTGAAAGCGGTGCCGATCAGAGCGGGGAACCCGGTGGTGATGGCCGTGGCCATGCCCTGCAGACCGGTGGCGATGTTGGTGGTGGTCAGGGCCTGGAATGCGGTGTCGACCAGCGGGCCGAGGTTGGTGAACCCGGTGGCGAACGCGGTCCCGAGGCCCGGGATGGACGCGTCGACGGCGGCGGTCATGGCCGCGACGGACTGGCCGGCGGCCGGGGCCAGCGGGGCGAGGCTGGTCTGAGCCTGGCCGGGCAGGATGCCGAGCTCGGCCTGCAGCTGCGGGGAGAGCTGGCCCAGACCGGTACCGAACAGGCCGACCGTCTTGCCGACGGCCGAGCGGGTGATGCCGGGGATCTTGCCCAGCTCGTTGCTGGTGACGGCGGGGACCTCGCCGAAGGCACCGCGAACGATGCCGCCCAGCGGGGTGATCCCCTCCTTGAAGGCGGCCGGGATACGGTTCGACTGGATGTTCTGAGCGGCCACCTGGACCTTGGCGCTCAGCTCAGGGCCGAGCTTCTCGGCCTCGGCCACCACCCCGGGGCGGCCGTCGGCGATGCCCTGGGCGAGGCCGTCCATGTAGTTCTTGAACTGGGCCTTCTCCTTGGCCGCGTGCTTGCCGGTGGCGCTGAAGAAGTCGACCGGGTCGTTGAGGAAGTCGGCGAAGTTGTCGACCTCGACCGCCCTCGCCGCCAGAGCCTTGGCCAGGCTGTTGATCGCGTCTACCGCCGGCGGGATCAGCCGGGCCAGGGCCGCGAGGCCGTTCTGGATCTCGGGGCCGCTCAGCGTCGTACCCAGTCGCTCGAATGCGCTGGTGATCCCGTCGACCGTGCCCTGAGGGATCTTCTTCAGCGCGTCGCCGATGCCGCCGATGGCGTTACCGGCGGCCTTGCCGAGGCGCTCGTAGTCGAACTTGCCGAAGAAGTCGCTGATACCGTCGAGCGCCTTCTTCACGCCCGGGGCGGCGTTCTTGAACACGGTGATGCCGTTGTTGACCAGGCCGGCGAACCCGGCGGTGAGCGACCGCAGGGTCTCTCCGAGGGCCTGGAACGCGCCGTCGAGGTCGGCGTTCAGGCTGATCGAGTTCAGGGCCGTTCCGACGCCGTTGATCGTGGTGACTAGTGCCTGCAGCGCGGCGTTGTTGCCGGTCAGCCGGAGGAACCCCTCGACCAGCGGGACCAGGTTGACCCGGCCGATGGCGGCGTTGATGTTGCCGATCGCGGTCGAGAGCAGGCCCAGGCCGGCGCCGCGCGTGACGAAGTCGCCGAGCCCGGTGGCCAGCTTCGACAGGGCGGTAGCGGTCCCGGACAGCCCGACGGCGAGCTTGGGGAACAGCTCGTTGCCGATGGTCTTCAAGACCGGGGTGAGGCCCTTCTCGAAGGCGTTCGAGACCGCGCTCTTGAGCTTGTTGAACTGGGGCGCGATCGTCTTGGCGGCCCGCTTGATGCCGTCCATGCCGAGCGCGGCGGCGGCCAGCGGGGCGGCGACCAGCCCGATGGCGGCCGGCACGGCGGCGATCGCCGTGGACGCCGCACCCCAGGCAACGGTGATCGCCGCGCCGGCCTCGGCGACCGCGAATCCGGCGACACCGATCTTGGCCACGGTCAGGACCAGCGGCCCGGCGGTGGAAGCGACGTCGCCCAGTGACCTGCCCAGGCCGCTGACGGCCTGGCCGGCGCTGGAGAACGCGCCCCCGACGGCGCTGCCGACGTCCGAGGCGATTCCTCGGAGCATCCGCTTGAACGGGTCGCCGTCGACCTCGAGCTTGATCTTCTTCCGGTTGGGGATCGCCGCTAGGGCCGCGCTCGCTTCGGCGGCCGCACGAAGCGCCGAGGATGCGTCGGCGTCGATCTTGACCCTGGCATCCCGGAGGGTGGCCAGCCTCAGCTTCAGGTCCGCGATCTTGGCGGCGGCCGAGGCGACATCGGCGGCCACCGTCACCGAGCGCGGCCGCGCGTTGAGTCGCCTGAACTCTCCGTCGAGCACCGCGAGCTTCGCCTGGGCTTCGGCGATGTCCGCGTTGACCTTGACTACCCTCAGGCCGGCCTTCTTGGCCAGCGCCTCCTTGATGCGGGCATCGGCCGACAGCTTGTCGAAGTCGATCTCCACTGGGACCTTGATCGGGTCCTTCACCGGGGGGATCTTGATCGGGGGGATCTTCACGCCCGCCGAGTCGCGGACGTGCTTCTCGATGTCCTTGATGAACTGGTCGACGTCGGCCTCGGTCGGGACCGTGACCTTCTTGCCGGCGAGCGCCTTACCGACCTGGTCCTGGTCCACGTCGACGTCGGCCTTGATCGTGATGTCGGTGGCCCGCAGCTTCTCCAGCTGCGCGTCGAACGTGCGCCGATCCAGGTCCAGGTCGACCTTGACGGTGACGTCGCCGATCTTGGCGAGCTCGGCCTCCAGCTCGCGCTTGAAGCGGGAGGTGTCCGGCAAGACCCGGACGCTGACCGAGCCGACCGTCTTGTCACCGGGCACGAGAACACCTCCCCGCGCTCTGAAGTCGGCGAATGGCGTAACGGGGGTGTCCCGACCGGCGATGACCGGTTACCGACCATGAGGAAACGATCATGCTTCGAGTTGCTGTTGCCGGCGTCCTGCTCACCGGGCTCACCGCTTGTGGCATCTGTCCCGCACCGGGAGATTCATCCAGCGCGGCCGCGCCGGCAGCCGTAACGACCGCACCAGCCGAGCCGGCTCTGCCGGCCGGCTACCTCAGTGGCGAAGGGATCTACCTGGTGCCCACCGACATCACGCCGGGCACCTACCGCTCACGAGGACCGTCCACGAACTCGATTGTCGGCTGCAGGGTCAGTCGGCTCCGGGACACCTCCGGCACTCCGGACGCGGTCCTGGCCTACCAGTCGGGCGCCGGCCAGAAGGTCGTGACCATCGCGCCGACTGACGGAGCGTTCATGACTCAGGGTTGCCAGCCCTGGACCAGGATCCGCTAGCTAGCGGCCCGCGATCCTCCGGACGCCGGGCAACCGGCCGATCGGGATGACCCGCCGCTGGCGCTTCGCGGTCTTCGGGGTGGGCGGCTTCACCGGCATGCTGTGGGTCTTCAGGCCGGCACGCTGGCGGTTGGCCGCGAACAGCAGGTTGGCCACCGACGCCAGGAGATGGTTCTGCAGCGTCCACACTCGATGCTGCTGGCCACCGCGCATGGACGCGATGAACGCGGAGTCCTCCGGGAGGTGCCCGACAAGCCAGAGCACGTATCGGGGTGTCAGGTCGCGGTTGTCGCGCCACAGGTCGCGCAGATCGCGGCCGTGGTACTGCGACAGGTCCGACAGGATCGCCTCGCCGTGCCCGTCTTCGATCAGCTTGACGAGCTGGAGGCTTCCCCCGGCTGGGTTCGCCCCTGCCACGCGGACCAGGTCTGCATGAACACACCGACGTCGGTGCGCTCCGGCCACGCTTCGTAGGCGCCCCGGTCGACCGCGACCGTCAGCAGGAACTCGTCGAGCAGCCCGACGAGCTCGAACTTGTCCGCGGTCGCTACCCAGTCGGTCTCGCTCGACTCCGAGTTGTCGGAGTCGTCCTCGTCGCGGTCCTGCCCGACGCCGGGATGCGCCTTCAGGTAGGCCTGCACCTCGCCGTACTTGCGGATCGCCTCCGCGCGCTGCCGGTAGGGCACCCGCATGAGCGCATAGAACTCCGGGGCACCCTCGGGGTAGTCCGGCGGCTCGTCGGCGGCCTTGGCGTCCTCGGCGATGGCGTCGACGAGCGTGGGCTGCGCCTTCGCCTCATCAGCGGTGCCGGGGGGGACCTGGAACTCGGTGGGGACGGACATGGGTGGGCTCTCCTAGCGTGTGGGCTCGCCGTGGGCTCGAGCGGAGGTGGTTGGCCGGCGCGGAGCCCACTCGCGCGCCGGCCAACCGTCCTAGTTGCCGCCGGGGGTCGTGGTGGTGACCGCCACCGCCGGCGAAGTGCCGCCGGTGAGGCCCGCCGAGTTGGCGGTCATCTGCGCCACGTCGGTGTCGGCGAGGTTGCCCTGGAAAGTGACCACCCACGGCGTGCCGGGCCCGGGGCCACCGGTCACGGCGACGTCGGCCGAGCCGATGTTCGACAGGGCCACCAGCGCTGCCTTGACCGCCGCCGCGGCGGCGTTGTAGGCGATCGCCGCGGTGGTCTGGCCGGCGTAGGTCAACGTGAAGGTGCCGCCGGTGGGGGTGCCGGTGATGGTGACGGTCTGGACCTCGTTGCCCTGGACGCCCAGGTGATCGCCGAAGAACTCCATCAGGTTGTGCCCGGTCACGCCCAGCACGGTGGCCCGCACCGGGAAGCCCATGAACTTCTCGGTGTCGGCCTCGACGTCGTCATCGGACCCGATCGAGGTCTTCTCGATCCACAGCGGAGCCTCGCGGTCGCCGTCCACGATCCTGATGAACAGCGCCCGCTCCTGCGGGACCGCGGTGATCGGCACGCCGAACTTGCCGGCCACCGACTTGTCGCCGCCGCCGAAGTACAGCTCCAGCGTTTCGTTGGAGAACTGCAGCAGCTTCATCTTGACCGCGAACGTCACCGGGTCGCGGCGCTCGCGGGCGACGGGGTTCTGCCAGGTCCCCAACGTCTCCGAGTCCCCGCCGTCCCGGGTGATCGAGATGTTGTCGTCGATGTCCGTGTGGCCGATGTTCACGTAGCCGGAGGCCTCCGGGTCGGCCATGTCCGCCGGGGCGGCAGTGCCGGCCGCGGCGACGTACACGAAGCCCGTTCCCGGCAGGAACAGCTGATCGTCGTTCAGTGCCATTGCTGTATCTCCTTGGGGGACGAAGACGTGCGTGAGCGCCCGACCACCAGCGGTGGACGGATGCGGACAGGGGAGCTAGGAGGGATTGCGGATCAGTAGGTCGAGCACGGCCACGTACCGGCCGAACTCCGGGAGGCCCTCGTCGGGCACCGGGTGGAAGCCGGAGATCTCCGACCATCCGGCGATGTGCCCGGCCGGGGTGGCGGTCTGGCGCCGCTGGGCGGTCCAGATCACCGTGGCCACCTGTCGGGACAGCTCATAGGCGAGGTCGTCGCTGGTGTGCCACACCTGGTAGGTCATCCCGAAGCTCGAGGCGAACTCCGGGTGGGTCGACCCGCCGGCGGTGCGCTCGATCACGACCGCCGGCACCAGCTCCCGGAGCCCGTCCGGGATCCGGGTGAACACGTTGACCGCGTCGCCGAGGCCGGTGCGCAGCAGGTGCAGCTGCACGGCCAGGCCGTCGACGAACGGCGCCGCCGCGACGTCCGGCAGCAGCCGGGACATCAGAACGCCCCGGAGATGGCGTGGACACCCCGCACCGCGCGGCCACCCTTGGTGGTGTGGCCGTACTCGATGGCCGCGGCGGCCGGCTTCGCCGAGTTGTCGACGAGGTTGACGAAGTAGTCGAGCTTGTCGCCGGCGGTGACGGTGATCTCCGTCTGCCCGGTCCGGTGATGGCCGGCCAGGATGGCCTCTGCCCGGGCCTTACCGCCCTCGGCGGTGGCGGCCAGCTCAGCCCGCACACCCGGGAGGTGCGCGACGACCTCGTTGCAGTCCGTGTCGATGTGCACCGAGGCCATCAGCGTTCCTCCCGCAGCACGACGCTGACATGCCCGGTCACGGTCGAGAAGTCCCGCACCTGCGGGCCGCCGACCGGGGCGAACCGGCGGCCCTGCCACACCACGGCCGCCCAGAACCCCACCGGGGCGTTGCGGGCGATCAGCCGGTAGGTGACCGACACCCGCTGGCCTTGGTCGAGGTCGCGGGCGGAGCCGCCGTCGCGGCCGGACTCGACGGGCTGCATCCAGCAGCCCGCCACCGTCACCGGGCCCGAGGCCTTCGGCTGGCGCACCGGGTTGCCCCGGGCGTCGGTGGTGGTCTCCTCGAGGTAGACCTGCACGGTGTGCGGGCCGTTGTCGAGCAGGCCCATCAGAACCAGTCCGGCAGGACCCCGATGGGGATCGGCTTGTAGCCGTACTGGTCGCTGACCCACTCCGTCCGGTCGAAGCAGTCGCCCCGGGTGACCGGCTGGGTCACCAGCCCGGTCCGGCCGCCGACGCGGCGCAGGCGGGCGATCTCGCGTTCGGTGAGGAACAGACCACCCTCACCGGAGGAGCCGCCGCGCTGGTACGAGTAGTCGCCCGCGGATTCCGAGGAGTAGCCCTCGGGGTTGCGGACGGCCCGCTCCGCGCAGCGCAGCGTGATGATCCGGACGATCCCCGGCAGCGGATCCACCAGCTTGCTCGGGTCGTCCGGGTCGAGCCAGGACTTGCCTGACTCGTCCCGGACGAGGTCCGAGGCGATGCTGAGCACCTTCTCCACCCGGGCCGCCTCGAGGTCGTCGAACTCGCGCATGAGCAGCGCTTCGAGGTCCTCCGAGGAGGCCAGGGAGGGAAGGCCGGCCATCAGCTCAGGACGAGCTTCACGGCCCGGACGAAGCTGGGGTCGCCCAGCCCGCCCTCGGTGGAGGTGGCCATCGTGACCCCCGGCGAGCTGCCGCCGGTCAGCGACGCGGTCGCGGTGATCTGCCCGACGTTGCCCTTCCCGGCGATGGTGATGGTGTAGGGCCCGCCGGCGCTGCCGGTGACGGTGACGTCGTCGTTGTCCAGGTTGTTCAGCGCCCGCAGCCGGTCGCGCACGGTCGCCGCGGAGGCGTTGTAGGCGATCGCCGCGGTGGTCTGGCCGGCGTAGGTGAGGGTGAAGCTGCCGCCGGTCGGCGAGCCGGTGATGGTGGCCGTCTGGACCTCCGCGCCCTTCGGGCCGTCGGCGATGATGTTCGCGCCGGCGTAGGTGCCCAGGATGGAGCGGTCCTGCAGGTTGCCCGGGTCGTAGTCGCGCAGCCACCGCATGGCCAGCCCCTGGTAGGACTGGGAGGCGCCGTAGGGCGCCCCGTCGGGCACCGCCGGCGCCTGGGTGGACAGCACGTAGGCGGTGCGGTGGAACGCGAACCCGACGTCCTCGGGCAGCGCGTTGGACACCACCACCTGCCCGAACCCGGCGATCCGGCCGATCGTGGCGTCACGCAGTGCGCTGGCGTCCCCGGCGGTGTCGGCGTGGTTGAGGTGGTTGTCCTTGAGGAACCGGGCCTCCATCGACGGCCCCATGACCACGACCCGCTCGTTGGTCGGCACGTTGGCGATGTTCAGCGCCTTCCGGGCGTCGATCATCGCGTCGTACACCACGTCGTCACCGCTGGAGGGGATCGAGACGGTGGTCGCGTAGGTCGCGCCGACCATCAGCTCGGCCAGCTTGTTCTCCAGGCCCTCGGCGACCGCGCGGACCTGCGGCAGCAGCACCTGGGTCCCGAAGTCGGTGATGTCGAGGGTCAGCTCCTCGTCGGTGATCCGGGTGCCGTGGTAGATCTCCTGGTCCAGGGTCACATCGACGCTGGTCTCGGCCAGGTCGTCGAGGGTGATGATGCCGGCACCGTTGAAGTCCGCGGTGCGGTTGGCGCGCAGCTGCCGGACCCGGGCGGTGGAGCGGGCCGGGACGCGGATGGTGATCGTGTCACCCTGGGCGCCCTTGAACGAGCCGCCGGCGTCACGCCAGACCAGCGCCGGGAGCACGATCTCGCGCTCCAGCACGCCCAGCGCCATGGCCGCGATCTTCGGGGCCTTGATGTACGAGTTCGCCACGACAGAACCTCCTTGGGGTTCGAAATGGGGAAGCTGTCCGCGATCCGGCCGTGGCGCGGCGGTGCGGTGTCTATCGAGCTCGCGGGACCAGCCCGGCGAGCTTCTTCGGGTTCATCTCCCCCGGGTCGGAGTCATCCGGATCGCCTCCACCACGGAGGCGCTCCTTCGGCTCGTCCCGGAGTCGTTCCTTGGGCCGGCCCGACACCGGCGACTTCGGCGGCTCCGGCGCGATGAGCGCGTAGAGCTCCTTGGCGTCCGCGGCCAGCTCCTCGTCGGTGTCACCGGCCAGGCGCTTGGCCACGGCCCGGATCTGCGCCGGCGTGGCGTGATCGGGGGCGTGGTCCTCGGCGGCCTCGCGGCGGCGCATCGCGGAGGTGGTCTTGCTCAGCTCCGTCTTCAGCGAGTCCCGCTCATCGATGAGGCGCTGCAACTCGCTCTTGTCCTTGTCCGAGTGCTTGCGCAGCTCGGCCTGGACCTTCGCCAGCTCCGCCTTCGCGTTGTCGCGCTCCTCGCGGGCGGCGCGGCGGGACTCCTTGATGGAGTTCAGCGCCCGGCGGCCGGCGTCGCCGAGCTGGTCGGCACCGTCGGGGTCCTCGTCGTCGTCCTTGCCGGTGGCGTCCTTCTTCGGCTTCTCCAACAGGCGCTTGGCGTCGTCGTCGGTGATTCCGTCGAGGTCGTCGGTCTTGTCGTCCTGGTCGTTCTTGTCCTGCTCGGCCATTGCGGCTTCATCTCCCCGTTGCGGGATCCCCGAACGCCGTGCGCGTCGGGGGTGAACTTGGGCGCCTGGGATCAGGCGGTGAGGGCGTCCGGGCCGGCCGCTTCGCGCCGCTTGGCGTCGTGGGCCCGCCGGAACGCCCGGATGGCGTCCTTGCCGGACTGGCCGCGAGTGGAGGCGTAGTAGAGGCGCTGGAACTCCCGCGCTCGGCCCGGCCACGCGGCGCGGGAGGCGAACACCGCCTCAGCGGTGCAGGCGCACCCGTCGTGGGCGCGGAACCCGGCCCGGACGGGGGAGCGGTACACCGGGCCCCGGGAGGCCAGGAGCGCGCAGAACGAGCACGGGTCGGAGTCGGTGACCCGGGCCCAGCCCAACACCCGCTCATCGGCCTGCACGAGGCTCAGGAAGGTCTCGCGGCCGCCGTTGAGCACGTGCCGGGACCCGGCCGCGGACGCGATCTTGAGGCCCTCGGCCTTGGCGCGGTCCTCCGACTCGCCCCGCCCGGCGCGACGCTTCAACTCGATCGGCCCGGTGACGAGCATCGAGCGCTCGGCCGCCCGGTCCGCCCGCGACCAGTCGACCACCGCCGGATCCACCGCGCGGCGCTTCCTGATCGGCACGACCAGGCCGTCCGGGCGCGGGTCGAGGAAAAACGGCTCCACCACGTCCGGGACCCGGCCGGCGAGCTGGGGGCCGCGCTGGTACCGCACCAGAGGGGCGGCCAGCCGCGCTCGGGGCGCCTCGACCTCCCGGAACTGGCGGTAGTAGCCGGCCGAGAGGTTCGCCGAGTCCTGCCGGAACGACCTGATCAGCTCCATCACCGCGCGCACCCACGCGACGCCGGCGCCGTCGAGGTCCGCCCAGGCCAGCAGCGGCCACAGCGGCAGGAACGCGGCCAGGAACGCCGCCCGGACCGCGATCTGGGATTGGCGGTGCTGTTCGGTCAGCGCCCGGCCCTCCGGCGTGGACGCCACGCGCTCAGGCCGCCGGCACGTCGAGCGCCGGCCGGGACTGGCGGTCCAGCTCGTCCTGCATGAGGGCGAGCGGGTCGGCCCGCTTGGCCAGCTCCAGCCACTCCTCGACGTCGGCCTTCTCCACCCCGGGGATCCGGCCCCACAGGGCCTCCTTGGGCACCTCGAGCATCTGGCGGGCCTTGCCCAGGGCGTCGACGGCCTGGGCCATGGACCGGATCGAGGTGTCCTGCCAGGTGCAGCGGCCGGTGATGTCCTTGGCGTGGTCCTCGTCGCCGGCGTAGTGCGACCCGAGCTGCAGGGCCTGGGTGTGGGAGCCGCCGAAGCCGAGCTTGTAGTCCTCGACCTTCTGGGTCTGCGAGGCCCGGGCGGCGGCCAGCGCGTCGGCCGAGAGGTTGACCAGCTGCCCGGTCAGCTCGTGGGTCGGGGTCTGGGTCACCGACGCGAGGTGCTCGATGTCGGCGGCGTTGGCCTTGATGAACCCATCGAGGGCGGTCTCGGGCAGCGTCCAGGCCTTGCCGTCGGCGTCCTCGAGCATGACCACGTCGTCCTGGGCCAGCTTCAGCTTCGCCCGGTTCTGCTCTTCCTCGCGGTCGGGGATGGCCAGACCGGCGAAGACGCGGATTTTCCAGGAGTTGAAGTGCTGGACCAGCATCCGGTCGTAGGCGGTCTTGTTGATCCGGGAGGCCAGCGGGATGTGCGGCTCCACCTCACCCGAGGCGCGGCCGTCAAGGTCGAGCTCGGCGCAGTAGCGCACCACGGGGCACACGCCGGCGTCGTGCAGCTCGGGGTCGCGGTCCAGGCTGACCGACGGCTCGCCGTTCTTGCCGGGTCCACCGCGTACGGTCAGGGTGTAGACGTGCTGGTCGTCGAGCACCTTGAGCTTGGTGGTGGTCTCCGTGCTCGACAGCACCCGCATCGCGTACCGGGGCCAATCGTCCTCGGCCGGGTCGTCGTAGACCGCCCACATCTTGCGGGGCGACACACCACGGATCACCGGCATCGGCTCGCCCTGGAAGTCGGTGCCGGGCAGCACGGTGGCGTAGGCGTAGCCGTAGGCCAGGGCCGCGCGGTGGATCGCGGCCTGACGCTTGGCCAGCCCGTTGGCCTGCCAGATCCGCCACGGCCCGGACGGCTGCCGGTCCTCGTCGGCCTCACCGACCGGGTCGAGCGCGGAGCGGTAGCCGTCGACGAACAGGCACTGCGCGGTGGAGGTCACCACCAAGCCCAGCCACGGCACCCGGGACAGCTCGACCAGGGCGCGCAGCTCCGGGGTGGCCTTGCGGGGGAGCCGGACGTCCTCCGGGCTCCACCGGAACCAGCGGTCCAGCCGGTCGAGGCGCTCCCGCTCGCGCCGCCAGTCGGGCATCCACTGGTCCTGCACCAGCTTGGTGAGCTCCGGCAGCTCTAGCACGACCAGCCCACCTCGCCTCCCAGGGTTAGCACCAACGGCCCGATCGCTTCTTCTTCCGGTTCTCGCTGGACAGCAGCAGCCGGCGCACCATGCGGGCGCCGATCATCGCCACCGCCGCGTCGATCTTCAGCGGGGAGTCGGGGGACTCCTTGCCGATCGAGGTGCCCCAGTTGTTCGGCCGCCGGCGCGCGTTGGTCACGTGTCGGGCCAGGACGGCGGAGCCGTCGTGGGTGAACTTCTGCTCCCGGATCTCGGTCTCGGTGAGCTCGACGGCCATGGTGAAGTCGTAGGTCCGGGTCCGCATGTCCCAGGCGATCGGGTGCGGTTCCTTCCCGGTGGGCACCGCGTGCAGCTCTAGCTGGTCCGCGTACTGCTGCGGCCAGTTGACCTTGACGAAGCCTTCCCACTCCTTGACGTCTGCGAAGAACGCCAGGGGGTTGGACTCCCGGAACGCCCGGGCCACGGTCGCGTCGACCTCGGCGACCGGGACTTCCCAGCGCTTGTCCGGGTCACCGGAGTGGTCGGGCTTGGGTTCCCACGCGCCGATGGTGAACACGTGCCCGTCGGACACGCAACACCCGACCAGCGCGGTGGCATCCCGGGACTTCGAGCCGTCGAAGAACATCACGATGTCCTCGCCGAGGTCGACCACGCGGTCGAGGTCGCGCAGCGCCGCCCATTCCTGCTGGGTCATCCAGGCGTCGACGGCGGCGGTGGGCCAGTTCATGTACTTGCGCTTGCTGGCGTCGATGCTGGACTTCGGGTCCCAGATCCGGCCGCGGATCGGGTTGAGGTTCTGCCAGTAGCAGTCGTCGTAGACGTGCTCGAGCGCCGCCATCAGCGACGTCTCGTCGGTCAGGTCGGTGTCGGGGGGCGCGATCCGGGCGTCGTAGAGCGTCCGCCGCCCCGGCCGGGTGCGGCCCTCCTCCTGGGCGACCCAGCCGTCCCAAGACGCTTCGGCGACGCTCTGCATGCCCGGCATCCAGGCGTTGCAGGTCTCGAGCATCCGGTTGCCGGACTTGGTGAGGTTGTCCTCCAGCGTCGAGGCGAGATCCGGGCCGCCATTGGAGGGCTTCCAGTGCTCGGTCTCGTCCGCGACGATGAACGATGCCTCGGCGCCCTCGGCGGCGGTGGACGAGGCGGTGATGACTTGCAGCGTCCCCTCGGGGGACTTGTAGTAGGTCTGCTTGCCGACGTCGAGGTTGTAGCGCAGCGCGACCTTCGAGCCCTTCGGGGCCATCGCGCGCACCATGCGCATCGTGTTCGCCGTCTGCGACTCGGCCGTCGCCGCGATCTGCACCAGCGGCATGTCCACCGGCCGGCCGACGCAGCCGCCGTCGCGCTTCGGGTCGAAGTCCTTCAGCCGGACCGGCCCGAGGAACTCCATCAGCGCCAGCACCGCGGCGAAGGGGCTCTTGCCGCTTCCCTTGGCCAGCCGGCGCACCCCGTGGTGGAACAGCCACTCGCCGGACTCGTCGAGGGCGTACCACCACAGCAGGAACCGGAACTGCGAGCCGATCGGGCGCCACGGCTTGCCGGCGTTCGGGCCGTTGGGCTGGCGCAGGTTCTCCATCGCCCACTGCACTGCACCCCAGGCGAGCGTCAGCTTCGGGACACCGGGGTGCAGGGTGACGAGTCGGTCGGCCGGCGCCTCGAGATCAGGAGGAGTAGCGGGCGCGGAACTCATCGAGCGCCGTCACCGCTGCCTCGGCATCCTCGTCGACCTGGCCGGGGCGCTGCAGCTCGAGCCGCAGCCGGCGCCGAGCGCCCTCGGTGGTGAGCAGCTCCGTCGCGCCGGCCGCCCAGGTGGCGATCAGCATCGCCGGCGGCCGGTCCTCCTGCTCCAGCGCGCGGGAGAGCAGCTCCGCCCACACCCAGGCCTGCGCCCAGTCCGACGGCTCGTAGAACCGGGACTGGCCGGACTTCTTCAGCGACCGGTACCAGCGGGTCGCGGCGGGATGCCACTCCTTGCTCGCGGCCGGGACGGACACCCGGGTCGCGGCGGGGGCGGCATCGACGGCGACGGCCGGTTTGTTGGCGCGGCGCCGGCGGTCGGAGCGTTCAGGGATCGGGCCCGGCATGGGGTACCTCCTGGCGGCGGCCGCGTTGCGCGACCCGAACGGTCACATTGCGTGACCAACACGAGAGCCGTTGCGACTCTCAAACCCGTAGCGGCCGTCAGGCGCTATGACGCTTCGGTCTGGGCCAACCGGGTGAGGGGAGTACCCCCCACCCCTCCGTCACTCGCAGTGAGCGGGCGCCGGCGCCGGCGCCGATGGATGTCCTTGATCGATTAGAGCAGGCCCGGATGCTTCTCGATCGGTCTCCGCTTCAGCTGCGCGCGACGCTTGGCTGCCCGAGCTCGAGCAGCAGCCGACTCGCCCGCGGTCTTGTCCGCATGGCACGGTCGGCACGCGGCCTGCAGGTTGTGCTCCTCGTGGTCGTCGCCCTGGCGGCGGTGGTCGACCTCGGTCGCGTGACCGACGCATCGTGGCCCGTTGATCTGGCACGTGTGCTGGTCGCGCTTGAGCACACGCGCTCGTCGAGCTGGCCAGTCAGCTGGTAGCCGCTGCGCTCGAGGGTTGCGGCTGTCCGACCAGGCCAACGCTCAGCCGTTGTCCGCGCGAGCCGCTGCCTTCATCGACTCCCACAGCGCGAGCGCGGCCGCGCACTCGGCCACGCTGGACGGGCGCACACGCTGCGGGCCCGGCCACTGCTTCACATCACCGGTCGCCACGATGTGCCGGGCCCAGTTGATGGCCGAGGCGATGGCCTGGCCCACCGGCATGCCGCGCTCGGTGTGCATGTGCACCGCCGCCCGGTAGATGATCGAGCGGTTCCACGCGGCGCGCATTCCGGCCGGGAGCCGGTCGATCCAGTTCTGAACTCCGGGGACTTTCTCGAGCGCTCCCATGGCGTACCCCCGGGGCCAAGACGACGGGCCCGTACCGAGAGTCGGTACGGGCCCGTTCAGGGCGAGCTGTGCGGTTGTCAGATACGTCGGGGCGGATCGTCGGACGGTTCGCCTCTTACTACCTCGACCAGCGCCTTGGGGTGTCGCTGACGCTCCAGCCGGGCGTAAGCGTGTGCGTCCCTCTCGGTGAGGGCTCGACTGCTGATCGTGCCGTTGACGGTGGTGTAGTGGCGGCGGCTGTGTGTTGGCATGCATCTAGTCTAGTGCAGCTAGACATAGTTTGTACAGCGTCAAATCATGCTAGACGTGACAGTCTAGTCGCGCTAGACTATCCTCATGGTCAAGGGGATGAAGCGCCGGGACATCGAGACCGCTCTGCGCGCGCAGGACTGCCACGTCCTGCGCGACCGGGGCGATCACACCGTCTGGGGCTGCCCGTGCGGACGGCACCAGTTCCCGCTGCCGCGCCACACGGTCACGTCCCCCGGAGTTGTCCGCAAGGCCATCAAGATGCTGGCCTGCCTGCCGGAAGGGTGGCTGCAGTGAAGACCTACCGCGCGACCGTGACCCGCGAAGACGGGTGGTGGATGGTCAGCGTCCCCGAGCTCGAGCTGCTCACCCAGGCGATCAGCTGGGGAGAGGTCGAGGCGATGGCACGCGGGGTCATCGCCGCTGCGCTCGACGTCGAGACCAGCGACGTCCGAGTCGACCTTGAGGCGGATCCCGGGAGCGAGGCCCGACACCTCATCGAGAGCGCCCGCGACAAGGCCAGCCGCGCGGACACGTTGCGGGACGAGTCTCTGGCCGACAACCAGGCCGCCGCGCGGAGCCTTCACGCTGCCGGCTGGAGCTACCGGAACATCGGGAAGATGATGGGGCTCAGCCATCAGCGGGCCGAGCAGCTGGTCAAGGGCCGACGGTAGTGGTCGGGGCTGATCAGCGAGGGTCGAGGTTGCGGACGCTCTCGGCGACCTCGAGGTCGGTCCACAGCTCGGCAGGGGTGCAGCCGGCCGGCTCCAGCACCTCGAGGATCCGGTCCACGCGTAGGCGGTAGGGGATGGACGACTCGGGAAGCTGGTGCATGGAGACTCCTGACCTTGATCAGCCGCGCAGGATGTCCAGGAACCGCCGGGACGGCCGCTCGGTGGCCGGGGTGGTCTCGTGGTGGTACTCCAGGCCGCTGAAGGCTCTGGAGCCGTCGGGGAAGGTGAAGCGGCGGAACGTGTGGCCGTGCTTGTCGGTGGCGAACGCCAGGCCGACCAGGTAGTCCTGGCTGTGCGGCTCGCACTTCCAGCTCAGGTCGGGTGGGACGAGCTCGGGCACGACGGGCCAGGAGCGCCAGCGCTGCATCCGCGCGGTCCCTTCGCGAACAGGGAGGCAAGCGCCCTCGGTCAGGTCAGCTCGGGGCTCGTGGTCAGGTAGGCGACCAGGTCCGGGTGGTCCTGCAGCACGGCCAACAGCGGGCCGGCGATCGCGGCCACCGCCCGCTCCTCGACGTCCTCAAGGCCGGCCTTGGCATCGCGGTCCGGATCGCAGTCGGTGACCCGCAGGCAGCAGTGGAGGACCTCGTGCAGCAGGACCTCACGCCGGTACTGCTGGCCCAGGTCACCGCCGCCGCCGCGCACACGCCTTGTGGCCAGTGCGATCGTCTGAGTGGGCGCGTGGGAGAAGCCGGCGTAGTCGCCCATCTCGCGCACGGAGTGCTCCTGGACGAGCCCGTCGTCCTCGACGACCCGGTAGCGCAGGTGCCCGATCCGCAGGCTGCGGGGCAGCTCCGGTTCCGGCGCCGGCGTCGCCCGGGCAGGGTCGCTGACCATCAGGGTGTCTCGGGCTGGATCGTGCGGGCGTGATACTCCACCAGCCCGAGGCGATCCCAGGGCGAGATGCCCGGCGAGGTCATCGACCAGAACTCGGTCTCACCGTCGGCGTTGATCTTCTCGGCCAGCAGCACCCACTTGGTGACCATGCCGCCGTCCTCGGCCAGGATCTCCGAGACGGCGGTGTTGACCTGCTCCAGCTGGCTGCTCATTCGCCGTCGTCGAAGGTGAGCGTGTAGGCCTTGCCCGGCTCGAACGGCACCTCGGGTCGAACGCCCATCGTGATCGACAGGCCCGGGGTGTACCGCGCCCACTCAGCGTTGATCTCCTTGCCATCCTCCGACATGTAGTCGGCGCCGAACACGACGTTGTCCTGCTCAGCACCGGCCGACACTCGGGAGTTGCAGCGGACCTTCGCGGTGATCTTCATTGCGTTCCTCCAGGGGCGTCCAGGGCGCGCGGTTCTTGCGCGAGATGCAAGGTCGGCACAGCACCGTCCAGCTGCCCACCGCTCCGGCTGCCGCTGGCGCCACCGCTTCGGCGAGCAGCTCGGTAGCCGGATGGGCAGGGACACGCCAGCCGGCGCACCAGTCGCCGTGTCGGGCGCGGTGCTGGGCCACCATCCGGGCTCGTAGCGCCCGCTCGCTCGGCTCGAGGGCCCTGATGCTCACGCGGCCACCAGCCAGCCGGCGTCGATCGGGTAGGCAAGGCCCAGGCCGTGGACCAGGACGGGCACCAGGTCGGGCGCCGCGCTGCGGCGCAGCAGGTAGCCCAACTCCGGGCCGCGGGCGAGCTCGCGGTTGTGCTCCACCCAGCCGTGGCAGCCGGTCGTACCCGTCCCGCACAGCGAGATCAGGTTGGCCGGAGTGTCCGGGCCGCCCTGGCCCCGTGGCTTGCGGTGGTGCAGCGAGTAGCGCTGGCCCTCAAGGTGCAGGCCGCAGCGGACGCAGCGGCGCTGGTCGCGCTCGAGCACGATGTCCCGGACCGAGCGCGGGATCCGCTTCGGCGCGGGCCTGGCCATCGCGGTGCGCCGCAGCGGGGTCCGCCGGGTGAGCGCGGTCTTGCGCACCGGGACCTCCCGGTGCTGTGAGACTCTGACTCGATGAGCGCGGCGCAGCTGGCCTGCGATGACGTTGAGGGCAGCCAGCGCGCCCGGGCTGCCTGCGGGCCAGGGCGTCACCCCTGCTAGGCGAGTCGATCAGCGGGATCGTGGTGTGGACACACGTCGTCCGCTGGCGCGGATCGTTGCACGTGCCTCTGACCTGCGTCAACTCCGACTGGTAGATCGGGCGAGTCGCGCGAGCCGGGCGTCCCACCGTTGGCCGCGGTCGCCGCGCTCGTCGAGGTAGGCCAGCAGGGACGGGATGGTGATGTGGCCGTGGCAATCGCGGACCACGCGCCGGCGCCGGATCCACGACCGAACGGTGATCTGGTCGACCCCGCACGCCATCGCGACCTGCGGGACGGTGAGGCCCGGGCGGCTCATGCCGACTCGGCCGCGTGCAGCCGGATCAGGTCCAGCCAGGTGTAGTTGCGGCGGCAGCGCCGGCACGTCACCACGACGGCCTGCTGCGCCTGCTTTGGTGTCTGATCCTCCGGGTCCCGGGTCGGCGGTGGCATGTAGAGCAGGCAGCCGCACTCGCGGTAGGAGCCGCGTACCCGGTCCTTGACCAGCTCCATGCACTTGCCGGTCGGGCGCTCGCGTTGGTCGCCGATCGCTGGGCGGAGTTGGTCGCTGAGCTCGAGGAGGTCGTCATAGATCCAGTCCGCATCGGGCTGCTCGGTCAGCCGCAGGACGTTCGTGTGCAGCCAGGTCACGGCCCGGGTGACGGTGAGCGAGGTGAAGTAGCGGTCCGACGTCGGTCGGGGTCCGTGTAGGTCCTCCGCGTCGACGTCGAGGTACGGCACGCCGAGCCGCTCGGCCAGCGACTCCGCCAGGGCGACCAGGGCCTTGCGCACCGCCCGGGGAACCTCCTCGTCCTCGGTCACCGGCCGGGTCGGGTCGTCCCGGCCGTCCGGGCCCGGCAGATACCAGGTGCTGGGCGAGCCGACCTGGGACCGGTCGTCGAGCATCACCACCTTGTGCAGCGCGGCCGACGGCGACGACTGGTAGCCGGGCACCCGGCGACCCGTCGTGCCCGAGCCCGGCGCCGGGTTGAGCATGCCGAGCATGACCACGATGCTCGCGGGACGTTCGGCTCCCGGGTCACCCCGGTAGGCCGGGTCGAGCATCCGGGCGATCTCGTCGTGGTGACGCCAGCAGATCGTTCCACCGGTACGGGCGGGCAGCGTGTCGAGCAGGCATTCGGCCATGACCGGGATCCCTCCGGGTATCGTGCGTCCCGGTCACCGGACGGTGATCGCTGCTTGGTGTTCGGGTGTGGCCGCCCGTTGCCCTGCCCGGCCTGGGCGGCCTACCTCAGCTCATTCCGCCGCGATCATAAGCGCCCTCGGCATCAGATCAGCCTGCCGTCCTCGGTGATGAAGCCCTCGGCGACGAGGGTGTCCCACAGCCGGTCACGCATCTCGCGGTACGGCGGCCGTCGGCGGCCCACACTCCGCTCCGCGTCGCGGGCGCGCCACCGCCAGAACCATGCGCACCCGAACGGCGCACCCTCGGCGCGCTCCCGGTACTCGGCGATGATCTCCGCGACCGCCTGGTCCCAGCGGTGCGCCAGCATCTCGGCCGGGATGTCCTCCTTGCGGAGCCGCCGCTTCATCGCTCACGGCCTCCTCCGGCGCGCGGTGCGGACCGAAGATCTGGCGGAACGCCACCCCACAGCCCGCGCCAGCCGTCGACCACCCACCGGCCAAAGCGCTCAGGCACTGCGACCCCGGATGCCCTCGACCATGCCGGCTGTGACCAGCTCTGCGTGCTGCTTGAAGTCGGCTGCCCGGACCGCCGGGCGCCGGAACAGGCCTGTCACGCCATCGACGACCTCCAGCACCAGCCAGCCGAGGATCACGGGGCCGCCGGTCACTAGGAACGCGACGCCGGCGGACACGAGGACCGTGCTCAGGACGGACATGCGGCTCATCCTTCCTTCTGCTGGCTGGAGATCCGACGCAGCTCGTCGACCTCGGGCACGCCGCGATAGTCGGCCAGCGCGCTGGTGAGCTCGGTGATCCGCCAGCGGTTCGACGATACGAGCTGGCCCGAGTCGGCGGCGAGAAGGCCGAGCTCGGCTGCCTCGTCGGGGCGGCCGGCGCGGGCCAGGATGAGGCCGAGGTCGATGCGGGCGGTCGCCAGCCGGCGGGCCGGGCCGTTGCGATAGCGGTCGACCACCGTGCGGGCCACGGTCTCGCCGGCGGGATCGTTGAGCCAGGCCAGGGCGGTGGCGGTGTAGCCCTCCAGCTTGCGGCCGTCGAACCGGAAGTGGTGGTCCTCCGGGCGGCCGCCGGTCTGGCCGTCGATGATGTGCTCGACCTCGGCCAGCCGGGTGTGCACGGCGTGGGCGTCGCCGAGTCGGGCGGCGGCGCGGGCGTGCTGGGCGGCCAGCTGCACGCCGGCCGGGCTGCGCCTGGGCGCGAGGTCGGTGCCCTCGGCGGCCAGTCGTGCGGCGGCCGGCCAGTCGTGCCCGACCAGCGCATCCCAGGCCTCGATCTCCACGGCCCACGCGGACAACTCGCGGTGGCCGGTCTCGCGGCCCAGGGACAGCGCGACGGCTCGACCGGTGGCGGAGTGGTGCGCGTTGCCGAGGTCGACGTGCAGGGTCGCGGCCAGCAGCGCCAGCCAGCCGCCGGCCACCAGCAGCCGGCGGCGCTGCGCGAGGGTGCTGCGGCGGGCCAGTAGGGCGTTGGTCTCGGCGACCCGACGCTGTACCTCGGCCAGCAGCTCGGCCGGTGGGGTGCGCGCGTAGGCGCGGGCGAGTAGCTCGATCACCCGCTCCAGGGCCTCGACGGCGGTGGCCCCGACCTCCGTGACTTCGGCGGCCGCGGCCAGCGCCAGCAACCCGCCGTCGGTGTCCACGCCGTGCACCCCGGCGGGCGGACTGGGCGGCGGGGGAGCGAAGCCAAGCGCCGACTCGTCGGTGTTGAGGACCTCGGCCAGCGCAGCGCGGTAGTCGGCACCCGGCCGGCGGATCACAGCGCGCTCGAGCTTCGCGATGTAATGCGCATCCAGCGGCACCGTGCGCTCGGTCCTGCGGTGCACCGTGGCGGCCACGAGTTCCGCCAACTCCGCCCGCGACAGCGGCTCACCGGGCCGGCGTGGCGACGGCCGCGCGAGCCGGGCGGCCCGCAGCCGCTCGTTACCGGCCACCCGACGGCTCCTCCCGCGCGCGAATCCTCCCCGAGGGATCCCCCCGATCCTCCCTGCCCATTCCGGACCCCATCGATCACGGTAGAGCGATGACCGTCGCCGCGTACGCCTTTCGCGACAGATCGCCCGCTCGGCGGCAGCCGGCCCGGGCCCTGCGTTGGATGCGGCGCGGGCACTCCGGGGGCGAGTCGGGGCGGCAACAAGAAAGGCCAGTGGATTACCCCCAGGTGGTACTGACTGGACTTACACTTCCTGGCCCGGCGCAACCGGTGGGGGCGAAGGGTCTGGTGTGAGCACGCGAAACGCGGCGTACTCGCCGACCAGATCCACGCGAACCGGCGACGGCGTGCCGCGCACCTGTACCCGCTCACCAGCACGCCGGCGCCCCGGTCGCCGCGCCGGCCCGGGCGCCGGCGAGCTCCCCGGAGCGGCCTACCCCCTCGGCATGGCATCCCACCTCGAGCAGCATCTGCGGTGGATGCGGCTCTGCGGACGTTCCGAGCGCACGCTGGTCGCCCGGCGCTCGGTGCTGGTCCGGCTGGCCGAGTGGCTTGGCACCGACCCCGCACATGCAACCTACGAGCAGCTGGCCCGCTGGCAGCTCCACCTGCACGCAACGATCTCGCTCGACGCGGTGGCCTGGCATACCAGCGTCGCCCGGCCCTACTACCGGTGGCTGCAGGCGCACGGACACCGGCAGGACAACCCGGCCGCGCTGCTGCCGGTACCGCCCCGGCGGCGCGGTCTGCCCCGGCCGATGGCCGAGCGAGACGTCATGCGGATGCTGCACGACGCCCCCGCCAGACTGCTGCCCTGGCTGCTGCTCGCCGGCTGGTCCGGACTGCGGGCCTGCGAGATCGCCCCGCTGCAAGTCGACGACTTCTTCGCCGACCCGGCCGGCCGGCGCTGGGTACGGCTGCTGGGGAAGGGCGACGTCGAGCGGAACGTCCCGATCCCGGACTGGGCGTGGCAGATCATCGCCGCACGGCTGCCCGCCTCCGGACCGTGCTGGCGACGCGAACGCGGCCACGGCCCGGTGACCGCCCACCACGTCAGCGGCCGGTGCAACGACTACTTGCACGGGCTGGGCATCCCCGACACGCTGCACTCCCTGCGCCACCGGGTCGCAACCATGGTGCTCGAGCAGACCGGCGGCGACCTGCGGTTGGTGCAGGAGCTCCTCGGCCACTCCTCGCCCACGACCACCGCCATCTACACGTTGGTCGCACCGCGCCGGGTCGCCGCGGCGGTCGACGCGGTACCCGGGCCAGCAGCGTGCATGGGCAGCTCCGAGCGCGTGGGCTGAGCGTTCCGCTGCCGCTGTTAACGGCGTTTCCACGGGTGTCCTCACGGCCCGCCCGGGTCGATCGAGCCGGTACCCCACCAGTCCGGCTCGGGGCGTTCGTCAACCACCTCGGTGCGGTCGAAGGTGACCGGCTCGTCGGTGACCAGACCGGTGACGATGCGCTCCCCGATGTCATGGATCTCGGCATCCGCCAGGTGCTCGGGAACGGTGAACCGGAGGATCAGGACCTTGCTGCCGGTGCTCACGTTGTGCTCGCGTTCGCTGCGGTCGCGGCATCCTCGCCGCCGCCGTTAACGGCGTTACCAGCGTCGGCGATGGCGAACGACGGCAGCTCCTTGCCGTCGGGCATGACGATCGTCCACGGGCCTCGGAGTAACCCGTAGGCCGCCCAGTCGCACCCACGGGAGGCCGTTGCGCGGCCGCCGTCCGGACCGCCGCCCAGCGCGCCGAGGTGCCGGCCGATGCACTCTCGGCCGACTCGGCCGGGGTCGGCGCCGGCATCGCGGAAGTCCGCGGCTGTGGCGACGTCATCGCACGCCGGGCAGCGGAAGGCCCACCTCCACCGGTCCGGGCCGAACCGCTCGGCGAGCTCCTCGAGTAGCTCGGCCTGGGTCAGAGTGCGGTGGAACCACCGGTCGTTGTCACCGCTGTTGTCGGCCACGGTCAGCTCCTCGATCACCGGAGCATCCCGGCGTCGCTGGCGGCGCGTAGCCAGTGCAGCGCCTCCACGGTTATCGATGCCTGTTCGGCGGCCGACAGCTCTTTCCAGGCCGGGCGGTCGGCGTAGCGCCACGCCAGGTCCTGACGGAACACGGCGAGCTTCTTGGCCGCTTCCCGCTCGTCCGGGTCCAGGGCGGCCAGCTCGTTCTCGGCGATGATCCTGCCGATCCGGTCGGCTGACGCTCATCGGGACGCCTCCACGGGGCCCGGCTCCGGCGGCCGGACCGCTGCCCGCTCGGCCTGCTTGACTTCCAGGAACTCGCGGATCTCCCGCCGCGCGGTCTGCCCGGCGGTGTTAACGGCGTTACCAGCGGATGAGCCGCACGTGGTTTCCTGATCGGGGTCGCGGGCAACCCACTCGGTGCCGTTCCACTTGGCGAACCGGCTGAGCTGCTTCCAGTAGTAGTGCCGCTGCTGGTGGTGGTACATCTCCGTTGGCGCGGCGTTGAGCCAGCGGCGGATGATCTCCCAGCCGATCTTCATCACGAGGTCCCCTGGCTCCTCGTTCTCGAAGCCGTCGGCGGGGTTGGCCTGCGCCACATGCCACAGCATGACGAGCCACTCGTCGGTCACGCGGTCGAGCTGGTGCGGGTTTACGTTGATGGTGATCTGCTGTTCAGTCACGGAGCTCACCTCTCCCCAGCCGGAGCTGTTAACGGTGTTACCGCCTCGCCGGCGGAATCGGGTCTCTCGCTTTGGAGTAGCTCCGGGCGAGTCGCCAGCAGGTGAACCACCGCGTCGGCGTACTCGGCGACCCCGTGGGGCCAGTCGTCGGCGGCGGCCTCCAGCTCGGCGGCGACGCCGATCATGTGCTCGGGCAGGTACTCCACGGTCTCACCGGTGTCGGGATCCTCGACGAACACCAGCTCGTTGTACTCGGCTGCGGCGGCTTGGGCGGCGTGCAGACGGCCCAGCGCGGTCCGGACGCCGGCCCAGGCTGGGTCGTCCCACAGCGCGTCGGGCAGTCGGCAGGGCGGTGGCTCGATCGTGCCGTCGGGTGCCGTCGGTTCGCCCCGTGCGACCTCGAAGGGGTTCACGTGGGCGTCACCTGAGGCGATCGCGTCGACCAAGGTTTGGGCGAGCCAGCCGTAGCGGTAGAGAACCTGGTGCCAGCGGCTTCCCAGCAGAGAGCCGGCCTCGGACACCGCCGCGGCGATGCCGGGGCGTGGCCGGCCGTCGGGCATCGCGGCGATCGGCACCCGGTCCGGCAAGAGCTCCCCGTCCGGGGCGTGGAACTGGTCGATAGCAACCATCGCGATGTGCAGGCCGGTGAGGTCGAGCGCGAGGAGCCTGGCCCGCAACAGCACACTGGTCCACGGCTCGCCCGGCCGGGCCACGAAGCTGTAGATGGCGTCGAGCACCTGGCCTCGGGTCGCCACCGCGCGGGTGGCCTGGTCGGTCAACGGACACCACCTTCGGCCGCCGTTAACGGCGTTACCAGCGGGCCGCCAATCTGGGTGGCGAGGCGCTGCAGCTCGTCGAGGCTGGTGAACTCGACCACGATGCGGCCCTTGCGCTCGCCTGTCCGCTTCACCGTGACCGGCGCCGCCAGCGTGCCGGCGAGTCGGCTGGCCAGCTGCTCGAACGGGGCCGCCGGCGTCGTCCTCGGCTGGCCGGGCAGCGGCCGTGGCGGGTGCTCGCGGTACGGCGGGCCGCCGGCGGCGATGTCCTCCTGCAGGGACGGGTCGAGCTCGCCGAGCTCGCGGGCCCGCTCGATGGTCAGCTGGCCGCGCTCGAAGGCCTGCCGCAGCTCCGGGATCAGCCGCAGCAGCGAGAGGCGCTGACCGATGAACACGTGCGAGCGGCCGATCCGGCGGGCCAGCTCCCGCTGTGAGATGCCGGTCTGCTCCAGCACCCGGGCCATGGTCTCGGCCTCCAGAACCGGCGGCAGGTCGCGGCGCTGCCCGTTCTCGATCAGGATCGCCTCGTACATCGACGCGGCCAGCTCGTCGTTCTCGATCACCTCGAGTTCGGTCTGGCCGGCCAGCAGGGCGGCGGCCAGCCGGCGGTTGCCGATCAGCACCACCCAGCGGGCGTGCTCGACCCGGCCGCGCTGGTCGGGGAAGTTCTCCAGGTACGCCGTCACCGAGCACACCACGGCGGCCTGCAGCACGCCGTGCGCGCGGATGGTCTCGGCCAACTCCTCGAGCGCGTCGTCGTCGCCGGGCTTGCGCGGGTTCAGCGGGTTGCCGACGAGGTCGGCGATCGGCACCGTCCGTCGGGCGGCCGTCGACCACGTGGCGGGTGTCGGGTCGGTGGGCTCGTCGGCGGCCAGCGCTGCGTAGCTGACTCGTCTGCCCATCAGCGCGGCCCCGCCGAGGTGGTAACGCCGTTAACAGCTCCCGTGGCGGCCGTGGCCAGTTGCTCCAAGTTGCTGCCAGCTGCTCCAAGTCTTGGAGCAGCGTCGGGGCTCGCGTGCCGGGCCGGGCGCCCGTCGGCGCCGAGCACCTCCAGGGCCAGGCGCAGGAAGTCCCCGCGGGCCTCGAGCGCGACCCGGTTGCGGGCGTACTGCACGCAGGTGACGCCGTCGGCGGCCGCGCGGGCGTGCAGCTTGTAGTGCCGGATCACCGTCTGGAACGTCGGGAACTGCTTCGCCGCCAGGTACTCCCGGGTCTCGCGCAGGTCCAGGTCGCCGTCCCGCGGATCCCAGTTGTTGATCAGGACCCGCCAGGGCACCCCGGAGGGCTCGATCACCGAGGTGATGGTGCGGGCCGCCGGCGCGAACGCCAGCGGCTCGGGCTCCACCGGGACGATCACGTCGTCGGCCTGGCGCAGCACCTCCTCCAGGACCGAGCGATGCTCCAGCGATCCCGGGGTGTCGACGAAGATGTGCTGGTACTTGGTGATCTGCCGCAGCCGGGCCAGCGCGCGCGGGTCGTCGCACTGGTCGAAGTCGAACGGCAGTGCGTCACCGACCCGCTGCGCCCACTCCAGCATCGAGGCCTGCGGGTCGGTCGACACCCCCAGCACCGGGGTGTCGGCCGCGCCGCGGCCCATCGTGTCGGCCACCACGGCCGCCAGGTTCACCGTGACGGTGGTCTTGCCGACCCCGCCCTTCTGGTT